GTACATTTCATCCATCCTTTTATTAAAATTCTGGAGTTCACCTAGATGATTTCTGGTTTGATTGACGATCTCCTTTCTTATTTTATCGTTCTTTTCAAATTGACGTATCTTGTCGTCAAGTTTCTGAATCTTTTGTGTCGTAATGCCTGTGTGTTCTTTTATATCTTTAGCATTGGACTGACACATAAGGAGTATCTTTCCCTTAAATTTTTTGAGTTCGTAGTCAACCATGTTCTCACTCCACAGGTTCTCTGAATTGTATGTCAATACCATCAATTAAATCACTAGTACCCATATCAACATCTATTTTGGTACTGCTCTGAGTAATTGCTACTGTAACATTACCTTGAGTTATGCTACCTGTACCTGCATATTCAGTACCGTTGATTGTCAGTTTGATGTATTCATCAGCATCGAAGGGATGTGAATTGCGAAGTGAAAATGAACCTGCACTGTCGCATTGCAATTGACCATTATCTGTAAATGAGAACTCACCAGATGTTATAGACATGCTTGAGTATGGTACATTTGCTGTCCAGCCGTCACTTGTCGGATACTTGCTGGCATCGAATGTGTAGAGTGGTAGGGTTGCCAGTGAGTTGAATCTGGATTTGATTTGCGTAAGTGTAAGAGCACTGCTATCAAGAGCACCCTGCAATATCACTAAATTCCCATAATTACTTCCAACTTTACCAATTTCAACTGATGATGCCGTTACTGGAGTCTCAGTTGTAACAACTACGTGATTTATTTTGTCTTCGGTTATTGCACTATTTTCTTCCCCATTAATATATACGGTTGGATTTGCTATATTGTTTGCTCTGATCATACCACTCGATACATCTATATTTGCAGTTCCATTCAAATCAATCAAATATTCTGTATCAGAAGAACATTGTACAATAAGTTCAATTGTTTTAATATCTGTTTCTGTGTCACCAATTCCCAGATAGTTATTCGATCCATTCATCCTTAGTCCGTCTGTTAGGTATCCACCTGAACGAGTAGCCCCATAGATAGTAGCATGATTATTCCCCATTATATCACCAACTTAAATCCATGAGTGTACCATCGCTGTTCTTGGTACTCATATCAGTAGCAAACACGGTGTTGTCATCTACGTCAGGTTGCAGGCGGTGAGTGAAACTTCTTTCGGCAGGTCGGACACCGACAGCGTTTTTGGTTTCGTTGTAGAGTGCAAGGACTTCATCATCGGTGAATTTTACATTTTTATAATACGAAACATGATGTATAAAACCGTTATGCCAATATGTTGAATTTTGCCTTCTGCCTATATAAAAATCATTTTCATTTGGGTTTATATCACCTGTTATATTGATTGTATGTTTGTGTTTACCATCGAGATACAAATCCATTTCATTGTTACCAACACTTACTGTGAACGAAATTGTTTTATCTTTATAATTTCCGATTGGATACATACTTACGTATCCTTCATCAACAACTACATTGCCATCATTATCAAATAACTGGAAATACATGTCGTGTCCAGTAATACGTGATGCAATCCATAGCGTATTGTTTATATGTACAATAGTTTCAGCATGTTCCTTACTCATAAAATTAACAATCATGTGTATTGTAAATGTATCTGGAACGGTTGTTTTTCCACAGTTAACAAATCTTCCACTACTAAAATACGGTTTCAGTCCTCTTGCTGTCGGTTTCCATTCAATATCCGTAGGAACTCCATGATTTTCATTCCCGCTACTGTCGAGGAAGTTTAAGTTGAAATTCCATTCCCCAACGAGATATTCACGTAATTCTTCGAGTGAACGTGCCATTACGCAACAACTCCGTAATTAATTTTAATCATTATTATCATCTTCTCCCATATTTCCGTTTAGTCATTGTGTAAATGTAATCAACCTGTGTCGGTGTAAGTGGTTGGTTGTAAATTCTTACGTCATCAATCATACCATCGTAGTATAACGTACCATCCGAGTGTCCTAAATATATTGGACTGTCTCTAACTGTATTTGAACCAGTACTATTTTCGCCTACATTAACACCGTCAAGATAGAAGTAAAGATTTTCACCATTTCTGACAACGATTAATTGATGCCACATTCCGTCAGCAATGAATTCACCTGTGTCATGTGATACTCTCGATGTGTAAAACTCATCTAACCATGCAAAATTACCATTATAATTTGTTATCAGGAAATCTGCACTGATACCAGTCAACTGTCCAGTACCCAATATTACAGGGTCAGTGTATCGAAAACTGCCGCTTGTCTGTTGTGTTGTTTTAACCCAACATACAATAGTAAACCTGTTAGCCCCAGATAATACGTGTGGTAACTCTATGTAATCATCTGTACCATCGAAATTGTAAGCAGAATTAGGATGACCAAATCTATCATCAGTTAATGACGCACCGTAAACTGTACCGTGATTATCATTGCCACTAATGTCGTTTGCGTTACCGTTGCATTTAATGTGGGCATAAGGTGTTATTTTAGACATCCTTAATCACTCCAGTAGGAAGGTGCTACGCTGATACTTGTCAAATATTTCTTGTGGTGTTAATGCACGATTGTACATATCCAAAAACCGCATAGAACCCATGAAATTTAATTTATCTATGTCCGCACCCACTCTACCAATGTAGAATACTGTTGAGTCTATTAGCCAATCATTGTTGATTGTTTTCTCAATAAATAAATTGCCATTTTTGTATATACTACATAAGTTATTTTTTACAGTTATTGCTATTTCAATTTCAGAAATCGGATATGATTCTGACACTGGTATATATTCATCACAACATCTAACATACATATCTTCATACCGTATATACAATGCAATTTCATTAAAAGAATCTGGAACACTATTAGTCATATTCTTACGTAAATCAAATATTACGCAATTGTAATCATGTTGACCACGTGGCTGTTCAATTGGGTTTATTTTTGTTATAATTGAAAATTCAGATACTATTCTTTTTCCAACAACCGATTCTCCCGATATAGTAGTTATTTCACTACTACTCCCATTAAACTCAAACCCATCATCACTTAATCCAACATCATTGAATGTCATCGGGAACTGCTGTCGATATCCATAGTCTGAATCTAATCTAAAACAACAACTTTCACTTGGAAGCGTAAGACGAGGCATAGGCTATCATACCTCATCTGTTGTCATTGCGTTTTTCCATTCAGTTACAGTTCCATACACTTCGATTTTCATTTGTTTGATGTCGTCAAATGTGAAATAGTCACCAGTGATTTCAGCAGCCATTTCAGTAACAGTAGCACCATTTCTTGCCATACTATCGGCTTTACTACTCATATCTTTGGCTTCTTTAACAACTTTTTTGAATGTTCCCTGAACTTCATTACCACCAATATCAGGGTCAATTTTACTGTTTACAAATTCCACGCATGAATGCAAATCTTTAATATCGCCAGAATTTACACCTTCTGCTATGATTACACCTAAATCAATTCCAGAAATGTCTGGTTGTTCAGTTTTTGGTACAGGTTTTATTATATCAAGTGTCATTACAGAGCACCTCCAAGGATATCAACTGTAAATGTACCATCTGTAACAGAACTCAAATCTACTGCAAGGTCTTTGAGAGTGATATCTGCTGGAAGTTTGAGTATATAAGAACCAGTAGTACATACTTTTGATGTATTTATTGAATCATCAGCAGTGTCAATGAAAGGTACATTAATTGCTATTCCAGCACTGTTCTTGGTCTTCAATGTAATTGTTCCACCAGTTGTACCGGATGTAACATTCACAATCACTGTAAGTCTCTGCTTATCAAGAACAGTTGTATATGTAGATGTTTGGGCAGTAGTTACTGCATTCAGAGGTGTCTCATCAAGTGGCTGCTGATCAAGTGGAGCATTTTCTACAACATTTAAACTATTGATGGCTGTGTTGTATGCTTCTCCTATCCCTATTCCTTCCCCAAATACAAGGGTAAGGGTTACTGTAGCATTACCAGCCTGTGTTTGCATTACAGATGATATATTTTGGGGGTCTTGGGTGTTTATCCAAGCCTCCGCAGTTCCGTCTTTGAGTTCTTCGTGTGTAAAAATTTCAGATACCAGTGATATAGTCATTGCTATCAGTTCTCCATATTAGTTTCTAAAAAAAGAAAGATTGTGGTATAACAGAATCGCATTAGTCAGTTACCAAATGCGATCCACATACCATCTTCATCGTCTGCAGTAACAACAGTTACAGCAGAACCATCTACAGGCAGGATTTCATTTACTACAGGTGCAGTTGCAATTGCGGACGCTCCTGTGGGCTGAAGTATAAGCATTTCACAAAGTCCGAGTCCGGTGTTTATATCTCCACCAGTATCTCCGAGAGCATTGGTATAAGTGCCTCTGGTGTATTTTTTATCTCCAAATACACCTCTGTCTGTTACCTCATATGCAAAAGCCATCTGTCATCACTCCTTTTTAGCCTTCGTTGAGCTTTTTGTTTTGCTCGCTTTGGTCTTTCGGGCTGTACTGGAACGTCTGGTCTGAGCACTCTTCTTCGTGTCTTCCTTGGTATCTTCTTTAGAAATTGGAGCAGGTTCTTCCTTTTTCTCAATAAGTGTTACCTTGAAATGATTTTTAGTCTTGTAATAATCGACATCACGAGAATCGTACAGTTTCGCAGGGACATTCTTACCTGCAAATTTATGGACATTTCCGGTTATTGGGTTCTTATGTGTTAACCCATCCAGAGTGCCCATATATTTTACAGTCGCTATTGGATCGTTCATCTAAATCCTCCAAAAAGGATTGATGGGGATGCAATTACTGCAAATCCCTGATCTTACCCTGTACGCCAAACCACTGGCAGGTTGCTTCACCCATTGTACGGTAAAGTCCTTCCTGACCAAGACGGTTAATTCCGAAGGGGTCTCCAGAAAGGATACCGGACTCGAAATACTGGGTTGGTTTTGCAATTCTCATTTCCAGATAGTCGGTATCGAGGAAGAACATCCTTGAAAGGGTATCCTGACACATGTCTTTGGATGGTATGAATGGAACACCATTGTATGTTGCAACAACGAATCCTGCATCTACACCATCTACACCTTTAATACCGTTTACGGAAGGTGTTACTCTCTTGGTGTCCATGAATCTCTGCTGTGCCTGCAAGAGCTGTTGGGTTGCCATGAGGGAGTCATATCCGGTCATAATGACCTTTGGATTTCCACCAGCAGTCCACAGGTTGGTGAACATACTATCAATGAGGGACAAGGACAAGGAACGGTCTGTACCAGAGTTGTGGCTGACCTGTGCATCGTAGTCAGTTGTGGAATCCCTATCAAGGCTGAATACATCGAACCAACCATTATAGGTTCCACCAAATGCGTCTTCTTCTGCATCACTGGACACTATACGGTCAAGGGATTCGATATTGTACATGTCGGCTGCAGCACGGTCTCCACTGGCTGCTGCGGCTTCAGCAGAAGCATCTTTCAGGAGCATCTTATTGATCTGTTCTGCATGTTCCTTTGCCATGTGTTCACGCAGAACTCCCATGACATCTCCAAGGGAATCGTCCACTGTACCCATGTACTGCATGACTTCGGAACTGTCGAAGGTGTGTGCAACGGTCTTGGGTTTGGTAGCAACCTCTTTGAAGGTGGGTTTTGTGGTATCTGGAAGTGCAGCATTTTCAGCAACTCCACCGCTTCCAGAAGTTCCGAGAGCACGGGTTGTGATAAGCCTCCAACCGGACTGTTTCCAAGGAGTCTTGTTCAACATACCAAATGCATTGGCTTCAAGATTCAGGTTTACCCAAACCTTTGCACCATAAATCTGGTTGTAAATACCAGAGGTGGAAGTAAGCATTGGCGCATCGCTTTTCTGCATGTACTGCTTGGAGAAGAGGTCTCCATAGTAGAGGGATTCAAGGTCTCCAATTGTCTGTATTGAGTTTCTGTACGTCATGTTTATTCTCCTCCAAAGAGGGTGTTGAGATCATCAAATGATTTGTTGGCAAGTGCCTTGTGCATGTCGAAACCACCTTCATCGGATTTCATAAGGACATCCTTTATGGTTGATGCATCATTGTCCATGAATGGCTGGTCTGACTGTGCTGCAGGTCTGGGTGTTTCTGTATATCCAGCTTTCTGCAGTTCATTCTGAACAACGGAAGCAAGCTCTTCTGATTTGTTCATGGTCTTGGATTTGCCCTGCTGAATCTGATGATCGTCAGTTGCGTGGGTAGTATCGTTTGTCTGTTCGGCTTCTGGAAGCGTTACCTTCTTTGGGGTTTCGGCTTTTTCTGTCTCTCCAGATTCGATCTCTGGCTGTCCGGAGGTACCTTCGAGCTTGGTTATCCTGCCCTCAATACTTTCAAGTTTCTTGAGTATCTGATTCATCGGGGAATCGGATTCTTCTGCTGGGGGTGTCACTGGTACTTCATCTCCTGCTTTTTCAGATTCCGGATCATCGGGGTGTGGACCACGTTCACGCAATCCATCATTCTTGGGCGCTTTCAAACCATGATAACCCATTCGGTTTCCGGCTTTTTGAATGTAATCGTAGTCTGCTACTACTGGTTCCCACGAAACTGTCCCATCGGACTTTTCCATAGGTACCAAAATTTCAACGGTATCCACTGTCATGTTTTGTTCTCCTTTATTAGCGTAACGAATTGCACGTTTAGTTGCCTTACTAGATTCACTATGTCCGTCAGACATCATATATTCCGGAATGTCGTCCTTTCCAATATTCTGCTTGGGATCATTAGCAGCTTCGGCTACATTACGTGCGTCTTTTATTTCTGTTGAACTCAATTTACGCCTGTTCCTTCTATCGGGTTTTACCCTTTCAGAATGCTTGGCATCTCGATCATATTGAAGAGGTCTGTCCGAATCAGGATTCATTTCACGATTACCCATTGCCTTTTCTTTCTCTTTCAATGGACAATCTGCTTCTTCACCTTCTGCGAGATCAACATCCTCTTCGAGGTATGCTTTTTCTTCTTCAGGACTTTCCTTTTCGGCTTTCTGTAAAAGTTCTACTTCCATATATTCGATATTTCCTTTTGAGTTCAACACTGGCATCATGGCATCTGCCAATTTATCACCTTTTGCTAATTTATTGAATTTGTCTATAGTCGATTCTTTGTTAGCAGGCTTGGGAACTATTGACCATTCCCAAATTTCCATGTCGTCTATATGGTTGAAACAGCCCTGTTCTGCATTGCATACTACGTGCTTGTCCAAACCCCTGCCCCCAAATGAAAATCCAGTATAATGCCCTTCCTTTATAGCATCCCAAATCATATCATCGATTGAATAATCATCAAAGATTTGAGCCTGTAACCAGACAGCATTTTTCCCATTTTTTTCTTTGGGTTCCCAATGGAGAATTTTACCTACATGGCGGTTGGTATGTGTATCGACAAGCACACCGCCCCTGTTCATGTAGGTATCCATTAAGCGCAAAACAACATCGATGGGTACGTAGTCGCCCTGATTATCGACAATCTCTACGGTACCATAGCCACTAACAGTTCTAGTATTTTCATCGACATTGAGCATTTAATAATTATGTGAACATTTACAAATCACAGCTATCAGAATTTAACATTGAAAAAAGAAAAGATTTAAATACCGTTCCTTCCTATTGGAAGTCCAAAACGGTTTACTTTTTTACCAGCACGATTATATCCCATGGGTTTATCTTCATACCATTCTTCGGATAATTCGTGACGGGGTTTGACATCCTTGTTATATAGTGGACTGTTCTTGAAGATACGGTTCCAGTCCTTCTTAGGAAGGAAATCTCCCATATTTTTGCAACCCAGAGCCATTTCTGGAAAATTTTTTATACAATCATTGCAGGTACCAAGCCCACGCTCACCCAGACAACCCTTTTGTCTTTTGAAATAAGTCTTTTTCTGTCCTACCGTATGTTGTTCTGCGCTCATTTTTTCAACCCGTAATATTCAGCTATTGCATCATTAATATATTGTCGGAAAACCCGCTCGCCTGAAGCCACTGCAGGTCTGAAACATGGTTTTGGATATAATCCTCGCTTAAATATGCTTTTACTAATTAAGAAGGCAAGACGTTTGGAATTTATAAGTCTGCCATTGGCATCATATGCATAAACACCTTTAGCCTCAATCCATTGCCTGATTTTATCTGGTGGTGGAAAGAAAGGATCATGGGGGTCTGGTTCATGACTGACACCAGCACCCCATTCATGATATTTGAGATACGGAGCCGTATCATCGGAAAAGATTTTATATTTGAAATCATTTATCTTTCTGAATCGGATGGAGTGATATGCTGTACCACTCACTTCCAGTCCGAAATTATGGACGTTCTCTCTCCACTGATCCCTGATAAATCTGGCAATTTCACGAATACCTATCTTTATGGCTTCTTTCATCTTCTTTGGAAATGCATCGATATATTTCTCGTCAATTTCCAAGATGTACTTGAGCTCTACGTCCTGCCAGCTCATATCCTTGTCCTTGTGAATTAATCTATACGTTCAATACCCAAAGTACCCACAATCATTCTGTTCATGTTGGGCTTCTGGGTACGTACACCGAGATTGCGATCATTTCCACCAATTACATTTCCGGTCTCCCTGCCAGCATTGGGGTCTTCCTTTCCTTCCCTTGATGGGTTTTGAATCGGAAGAGGTGCTATCGGGGCTTGTGTATAATCCGGTCCGGTAAATGGTTTTCCATTACTTCTCATGCCTGCATCTGTACATAGTTGCATTTTTAATCCTCTCTTACTTGTATTTGTGGTGGTCTGTTATATTTGACGAGCACCCCATCAATAAGGTTGTCCTTATTCCATGTGTGCCCTTTGAAGTTGATTCCTTTCTTAACATCTCTTTCGAGACTCTTCTTTATAACTTTATCTCTTCCGTGAACAGAGAATTCACCATAATCATCTTGTGCAATTATAGCAACATCCTCGTATTCACCTGAATTTCCTACCATTGAAATTACTGCTATTCTACCCATTTTATTACCTCATTTATAAGGATAAGGATTATTTAGTATTGGGCTTCCAGCCCTGTATCTTGTGCGGTTCATCATCTGCATCTTCCATGAAGAGGGTGTTTGCAGAGCGCTTGCCTTTGTCAGAGATAGGTCTGGGAGCTTCTTTTGTCGTCCGCTTTGCGTTTTCAAAAGCTTCTACGACGCTTTGGTCGGACTCTTTTTTTGGCTCTTCCGTGGGCTCTTCTTGGAAATTTGAAGAAGATTCTTCATTTTCATCTTCGGGTTTCGGTGCAAGAATACCCTTATCAATCAATTTTTGGAATTCTTCTTCCGGAATAGCACCCAATTTAACCTTTGGTGGCTCGTTCTGTTCTGCCCACTCTTGGAAACCCTTCTCCTCGTCCTCGGAAATCACTGCTTCTTCCGTAGGTTTAGGGAGTTTGCTTGCTGCAAGTTCTTCAATTGAATTTAGAGGTTCCAGACCTTCGGCTCTTCTTGCTTGATTTTCTTTGAAGAGGTCTTGCATGGTGTATTCGCTGGTTTTTACTGGCTTGGGCATTGCAATATTGTGTTCGGGTTCTTTATTTGCGGGTTCCTCCGGACTTTCCATTGCCTCTTCTGCAGATTCACCAGCAGCTACCCTTTCCAGAATGGCTTGCAAATCTTCATCATCACTGAATTTGCCTTCTTTCTCTTCTTTTATTGCATCTTTTTTGGCTTGTTGTTCTTTATATTCAGCAAGTCTATCTTCCCTTACAGTCTGCCACCATTCGTTCCATTTTTCTTGTTCTTCCTCATCTTCTTCCAGAACAAAATTTTTTAAAACACCAAGATTTTCTTTTATAATTCCGGCTTTCTTTTCATATTCCTCATCAGAAAGTTCGGTGTTTTGTAAAAGGTTTCTTGCAAATTCTTCCGGTTCCATTTCCAGAAGAGTATTTATAGAATCTTTAATGTATTCCTGTATGTCTTCTTCATTCAGAAAACCCCGCACCGTTTCATCATCTACTTCTATCTCTCCATCATATACATTATCTAGATAATTCCACAGGAGAGTATTATCAGATAGATTAAATTCAATATCTTCTTCTTCCGGATCAAGGATTGAAAGTATTGATGAAGCAGTATCTATAACATTCACTTTGCCTTCTTCATCTATTAAGGCATTTCCACCATGGTAATCACTATTACCTATAGCATAATTGAAGATTACAGATTCAATTAATCCTTTTTCATCCACTTTATCAATGAATTCTTTATCATGGATAATATCTATGGGATATCCATTTATAAATTCATTCCTTAAAACTTCTCCCTCTTCTACTCCAAGTATATCTATAAGTTCTTCATTATCTATTTTGTTTAAAGAAATGATATTAGACCTTGGAATATTAAAAGAAAATTTATCAGAGAAGTTCTGGTGGAAGAATTTGGATACACCATATTCATTTCTCATTCTCTGTTGAGGATCAATGGCAAAATGTTCATGTTCTTGTTCGGATTTAAAGAAGGCACGGGAACCATCTTCATATGTAACTAATGCAGAAGGATTCACTCCACCAAATTCAAATCCCTGATTTCCTTTTGTCTTGGTGACTTTTGTAATCTGCTGATCAGGATCAAATTTCCAGTCTCCCTGATTTATTACATTCTTAATTTTGAAATCTTCATCCTTCTTCCAGATTCTTTGTGTTACATTATCATCCCTACCTTCGTGTCCATGAGGGCGTTCCCTGTCTTCCTGCACAAACCCAGGTCTAATTTTTAATTTGTCCTTTTTCGGAGATTTGGGAATATGGTAAACTCTTTGAGTAACACCATCGCTTCTGGTAATTTCTCCAACTTCCAAGTCCGGAATAGGTGTGGGATAGTGAAAACCTGCCCTTTTATAAGCAAGTTTCACAAATTTTTGCATGGCTTCGGTATCTTCGGGGTCTGGTACCTGTTCGGCAAGTTCATCGTGACCGAACTTGAGCAGAGTCTCTTTCATATCTTCTGCCCATTCTTTCATGGCACGCCCATCATCATCTTCCAGATTTTTGTCCGTTAATTCATCCAGTTCTTTCTTACCCTGCACGATAAGGTCTTTGATGTCCGGATTCAACCGACGCTTGGCTTGTTCACCCATTCCACGCATGCCCCTATCCATATGAGCACGTTCTGCCTGTTGTTCCTGAATATCATCGTTCACACGTCGGGCACGTTTGGCTCCGTCGGCATCCTTGGCATCATTAGGAAGAGGCGTATTGGCAAAATTTACATTTCTTCTACCTTGAGCATCTATTTGATGTTTTATATACTTGCCTTCCGGAACCATCTCCCTCTTTATACCTTTGTTCCATGCAGGTTGCCTGTAATTTGCCAATTTATGTCGAGGCTTCGCAGCCTCTACCAGATCATGCCCCTTGGTAGGTTTTTTGTACTCTTCTTTGTTTCCTACGGGAGTCTTACCAGCTTCAATATTCTCTTTCTGTTCTTTGTAATTTGCTTTCCTACGTAATTCATTATATTTACGTTTATTGGCACCAATCTTTCTTCTGGCTTCAATATTCTTTTTATTCTCTTCCACCTTTTGGTTAGCCTGTTCCCGTTGATTGATGGGTGTATCCTTTGCGGGTTCCTCTTTTGGTGATTCATGAGGAGAAGGGTTTTTGGAGGGTTTGTGCTCACGCTCCCACGCCTTCACATTTCGTTTCATATCATTTAGATTCTTCATCTTGCTTCCTCAACATATCATGATACTTCTCGAAAACCTGCTTCATCTGGCTGGTTGTAATGTTACTATCAATATTCAACTCTTTGGTGTCCGGATTGAAGGCTGCCATGTGTCCCTGCAAAGGATCATCTTCCGCGGTTTCTTTCATCTGGTCGGCATCCCTACCTATTATATTGACGACCACATCATTGTGGGCTTCTTGGAATGTTGTCCTCAATTTAGCTTTCTCCGGTGGTAGTGGAGTCTCCTTATTCTTGACGCCTTCTTCCTGCTCCCATCTGGTAGAGTAGTTATCCCTCTTAATTTCTTCAGATGGTCTGCGCTGGATATTCCATCTATCTCTGTCTTCACCAAACAGTTCATGGGTATCCATGGATTCTCCATCACGTTTTTGACCAAGTTCCCTATCAGAATGCATCTTTACCCAGACTGCCTGTCTTTCTCCATCTCGTCTGGTAATTTCGATCTTTCTATAACCGTTGGCGGCACTCCTTCTCCATGGTACTGTCTTTGTTAACTCCCCATCAATAGTTATAGGTGAGGAGTCACTCTTATTTTTTCTACCATCCTCCTCGGCATCGAAGAAGAGTTCTCTATATTGTCCGCCTTCGGCTTCATCATCGGCATCCATGAAAAGGTCATCCGGTTCTTCATCCGGATTCACCATCCCATCATCATATTCAGGATCACCTTCACCCATTTCGTCTTCTCCCATCATTTCTTCCTGTTGTGCAGATAAGTCCATGGCTTCTCCACTATATTCAAATTCACCCTGCGCATCCAGTGTTACCTTGAATCCCATCTGTTGCATGAGTTGTGCGTGCTGGGCTTTGGAAGTTTCCAGTTGAATACGTTTCATCTGGTCAGTTTCTTCGTTGGGTTGAAGTACAAGATTCCAGTCCGTTATGGAGAATGCTTTCATGAGTTTCGGGAAGAATTTCTCGTTCCAGACATTTTGTCCAGTTTCTACCGCACGATCAGTCACTTTGATCTGGAGTCCTTCATTATTACTGCCTCCCGATGACGTAGCATCATTCATAAGTATATTGGTAACACCGTAGAATGCAGAAATCCTCTGTCGAAGTTCATCCTTGCCTTCTGAATATCCCATTTCCTGCAGGGTATCGGAGAATTTTACAAAATCCGCCCTGTTCTTGGAATTGGAATCTCCCTGCGTAGCAATCATGGGTATGTAATGAGGATCAACTCTCATTCTTTCATTGATTTCATCCCATTTCTTATACATGGATTCCGGATTCATGGTATTGATGAAGATGGCACCTTTGGGAGTACGCTGGAATTTATAATACTCGTTAATGTAATTTGCCATGTTCAGCAGGGTGGAAGCTTCCTTCCAGAGGGAAACTACCGGACTGTAACCATAAAGCAGGGATGGACTGTATTTGGAACCATGAATAATCTCGCCTTCAATAAAGTATTGTTCGGCTGCTGCGGAAGCATCGGTACCCATTATTGATACATGATGTACTTCGTAAAGTTTTCTTCCACAGATTTCACAATGCCCAGGATTTTCATAAACTTTACCATGTTTACGCTTCATGGGGTCTTTTTCAGTTTCAAATTTGGGTTCACGGTGTAAGGGGCACACCCACCATTTACCACCGATCTCGCCCCTGTCGTTGGACACGATACGTATCCTTTCTGGGTTGCCTCGGATGATCTCGTTGACTCTTTCATACATGATGCCATCTTTACCAACAGCATAACTCTTGACAAGCACGACATAGGCATCGTCGATAATTTCAAGATCACGTTCACATTCTTTTAGGACTTCCTTCAAAGTCTGTCCATTCTTGTTTGCATTCTGTACAAATTCCTCAAATCGGGCGGTCTGATTGATATCCGGTTCTTGCAGGGATGTACTTCCACACGCCTCACACTTATCAACACTTTTCATGTGTTCGTGTCCGCATTCACTACACTTTCTGACAAACCTTGCCTTCCACACTGGGGGTTGTCTGAAAATTTCACTCTTTATATTATGAATAGCTGTACGTAATACTGAATTGAAGGCAGCCACATTATATATATCACGAATCCGCAAAGGCAGATTCATGTGCTGGATACCGATCTCCCTGCTATATACATTATGCTGTGGCTTTTCTACCATTTGCATGGTCTTGTCCAATTCGTTACTTGTCTTAGCCAATTGATTTTCCAAGTGCTTGACACGATTGGGATTGAAATCCCGTAATCTCTCTACTAAACCATTTATATTGAAAACCATCCTTTTTCTCCTGCAACATCCTTACCAGTTGACCAATCACCAATATGTATCTGACCAACCTGAAAAATAGGTCTTACACAAATTTCCAGACTGTCCAAAGTATCATCATGCGCTCCATATGGGAATTGTACAAATTCCTCTTCAAAATTTTCATAATAAGGAATATCTCTGTTAAATAGAATTTTACCATTCTCGATCTGTGGAGAAATGGCAAGCATCCTTGTTGTTTTATCCTTTGTAGTTGGGGAACCCACAACGGGTAACATATTGACAGCGTGGTGGTACTGTATCATTGCATTCTGGTATGCGTTAGATTCGATAGTTATCCGTATGGGGTCCCATTTATTACCAAATCGTTCAATCATCCCGATTTGTTCAGGGAATGTGCGATGTCCTCTCCAGAACTCCAGAACATAGACGATCTGTTTTGATGGGGAGTATCCTACCGTACAGATTGACATATAATCGGAAGTTTCCTTTTCAGAGATTGCCAAGTCCACTCCCTGATAAACAATTAAATCATTGGGCAAGTCTTTCTTTTCATAAAATTGTAACCATTCTACATTCAGAATCTTACCTTGCATGCCGGATGGATCATTTTGTTTTTCCCTGTTAAAAAGAATGGAGCCAATATCGTATTTATTATACAATAACTGGAATATATCCCATTTTTCTTTCCAGAGGACTTCATAGTCTCCTTCAACATATACCTTGACATCATTAATGATCTTGAGTTCTCCGCCACGCCTGTCGGCTTCCTCAAATGTCATATCTTCATATGTTTCTTCATCGGGTGCAATAATTTCATAATGATCTGGATATCTGATTATGGCTTTATCTATATAACTGTTCCACAATTTGTTGTCCAGTATATATTTATATAAATCATCCCAGTGTTTACGGGTACCAACCACAATGATCTGGGAATCCGGTTCCAGAAGTTCCATCAGGGTACCATTAAACCAGTCAGCTACGTAATCCCTCATGGTCTGGGTTCGGGAGTTGCTGGGATCAATCAAGTCATCCACCAGAATAAAATCGTAGTGACCACCAGTAATTGAACCACCCACACCCACAGACTCTAGTGAGGGGTCTTTTATACCTCGTTTGGTACGTTTAACCCATATATTTCCTCCCTTCTCTTTGGTAATTATCTTACCATAATCTTCCAGAAGGCGATTATTGGTCTTCATCTCCTCAATTATGGCTTCCCTAACCTTCGTAGAAACACCGGAAGAACCTCCTGTACGGGATACGACCAGTGTTCTTACATTCGGTACATGATAAAGTAACCACAATGGGTATCCAAAAGAAAAGATCGTAGATTTTCCATGATCACGGGGGGCTTCGTAATGTAATCTCTTAATGTGTACTCTGGATATCCATTCTTCATGATGCTTATCAATATCCAATCCCAGATAATAACTCAAGAAAAAAGAAATAGAATTTTTGGCAAGGGCTCTTCTACCTTCACTGGTCTTCAGGAGTATTTCGGTGGCATCATTCATTTCCATGATGTGCCTCACTTCTTCTTGCCACTGGCTAAAATATCTCCAATTGCTTTGAGAGTATCTTCATCCATGTTCATGTCAGCAACTACATCAATCTGATGTTCGTGCTTTTCCACTCTATCCCCACATATCTCGGAGAGCATTTTGGTCGCATTCAGAACATCTTTTACTGTTGCTGTTTCAAGTACCTGTGGCAACTGGTCTATAATAGTTAAACAAACTGCAGCCTGCTGTGTCATTCTCATCTTCTGATCAGCAAGCATATTTTCGGAGCGCAGACGTTGATTTTCAAATTGTAATTCAAACGCCCTTTGATGGGCATCCACCAGTCCAGCCTGTATGGTACTTGGTATTACATCCGGAACTTGATCTGCATTTATATGTTTGTTCTTGTGATTGGACAGAATTTTGGTATTCAATTCGCTGCCTTCAGCTCCCAGATTTTTGATTATGTCCTTATATCTGACACCCAGGATAAGCATTTGGTCAACATCTGACCTTCTGGGATGGTTACATATCCTACAATTGGGAGCTTTTATAGCATCTGTAACATCAGAAATTTTATCGTCAGTCATATAAAAAGAATAAGTATAAGTAAAACAGAAATAACAAAGATTATTGGGGGATAAGGATTATCTTATCACCGGAGTCTTGGGCAATCCATTTATTGGATTCGTTTACAGTTTCCATGAATTGACAAAGACGCTTGTTTTTCAAAAGTCCATGCTGACGTTTGACTTTCTTATTATATATAAGAGGATAGGCAATACTTCTACCTACTTTATTCTCTTCAATCTTTCTGAAAATTATTTCTTCAGCACTCAACTTTTCTTCAGCCAGATGAGTGACTCCTTGTCCACGTAAAGCTAATCTAGCCGAAAAATATACCATGTCTTTATTGGGCATTACAGTTACTTTCATTTTTGATCTCCATGGGAAATGTGGAGGATGGTTTTGGTGAGAGATTGGGGGTGGGGAGAATAGAACCATCCTCCGAGCGTGCAGATTGCCTGTAGGTAGAACCACAGTTTCCGGCTGACACTCCAACTATATCTCCCTGCTCACACGACATCATCAATCAGAAAAGGTAGGTCCTGATTTCTGGACTTTGAGTGATTTATTTTTCATATCCATGCGTTTCAATTCATCATTCATTACAAGGTCGAAACTTTCCTGATCTATATTATTAGCAGCCAGAAAGACTTCACATGCAAGAATTACATCTGCCACTTCTTTCATGACTTCACCAAGAGTAGTTCTTCCACGGGCATGATGAGCAATGGTCATGGAAAGTTCAGAAGTTTCTTCGTGTACGGCTCTTTCATGCTCTTCCGTACTCCGGAGTGTTACGGTATCTTCAATCACTTTTTCGTGTAATAATCTATTCATTGTACCGCCTTTGATAACCCATGGAAGTATTTTGCAGTTTTGGAATTCAACATCTTTTCATAATACCCCATATCATTTTTATATATGTGAGCAGAATAAGAATTAATAATAATATTATTAAGTTTGCAGTCTGCTGGCTTGAACACCAATTCATTGAAAGCATTAGCAATAGACATTATATTTGCCCACACTGCAGTTCCCCAGTCATGAGAGCGGAAGGTCAATCTTAGAGAACCTTTCGCATCACCCTCATACACTACCTGAAATTCATTGAAACAGGGTAGATTCTTCATTTTATACATGGTACAAGGATTATAGAGTACACCAATGTTCCTGTTGCTACTGATGCCAGTTTTTATATCCTCTCTCAATTTATCAAGAGATACATAAAATTGATTCATTCCATATTCGGAATTTTTGGCATGGAAACATTTCAACAGGTCTGGATATGTGTAGTCAAATCCCTGTTTGCTCACTTCCAGTTTTCTACATTCCGCAAGGAATTCATCTCTGAATACTTGAGCCTTCTTACCTCCCCATGGATATATTTTGGGAGTTTTATCTATGGCTTTTACAATGGCTGGTCTTTCCAATATGAGTACACCATAAATGTTTCGTGCATACTTCTTTTCTTCTGCATCCCCGAAGGTGATATCTTCGCCTTCATTCAGGATAGTCTTTACCATTTCTTCATGTATCTTATCTATATTTCCTGTCTTGCAGTGAAATGTTCTTACTGGTGTTGTTATATAAATTCCTCCTAATAAAATGAGGGGATTTCACCCTCAATCATGGCAAAGGCAAAAAGTTCCGGCACCACCATGCATCATTCTACGGAGCATTTGAATGTGGGCATCTTCATTCGTAAGTATAATGGCATCGGAACCTTTTATCGCATCTTTCATTGTTTTACTTTGTATATAAGTACCACCTGAAGAGTGTCTCGCACTCCCCATTAGGTACTATATCACCTTCAATACCCAGTCTTGTCATTGAACTGACTTGTAACTATTAGGGGTCATCATGTCAGATATTTTTTGAATTTTTTGCTTGATTTCACTTATACTCCACTTACCACTGGCTTTGGGCATGGTTATATAATGTTGATGATCTATGTAAACTGTCAGAGTGTGTTGTACCTTCTTATCCTCACCAATAGCATCGTAATACACTTCATACTCATATCCAAGGTATTCACCCATTTCTGTCATATTCCATATCCTCGTAAATGTCGTTGTCTTTGATTTTTCTCGCTCTTTTTCTGTTGTATAACGTAAATCCACACCTTATAATGGTTCCGCACTTCGGGCATCTGTAAACTTCCTGATCATTATACAATCTCCATTTCTTTTCAAAATCAACATCATTACACATGCATTTACAATCAAAGGAAATAGAGTAAACCCTGCGTAAGGAGCTCAGCATTATGTAATCCATACAATTCCAAAATTTATTTTTTAATATATCATATAATTCCATATTTACCTCACCGCAACAACCCCTACAATAAAGAGAGCAATCATGTATAGTATTACATACATTAATAGTATTTTAACAAGCAAGTTCCTTGGCTTTGGTAACACCTAATACTCTCCTTTTAACCTTTAATTTAGTTTCTGGCGGTATCATCCATTGTTTTACATTATTACCATTAAGTGGTACTCTACCATATTTTTCAATCAATTCCTGTTGTGATGCAGACATTGCATACTTCTTATTATACAAATGTTCGGGCAGTGCATAGGTCATAAAATATTTCAGATCATTTTTCTGCATCCATTTATCTACCTTATGTATCCAGCATAATAAATCATATGTAGGTATCTTGGTCATCAATTTATCCTCCAGATACAAGTCCATGAGTTATTCACATATTTTCTACTATCTTTATTTATCAATGATGAAACTGCAGCCTTTCTAAAATTCTTATAATTTTTTAGATGAGATGGTAATTCACAGTATGCAAACTTTTGTATCCCCTGTTCTTTTAACCAATTTTTGACTTCATATAACCATTCTCTGGCATTATCACTTATATACTGTGTCATTGATTCACCTTTTCAAGTACCATATCTATTGGTGGTTTCATTCCTTTTGCATAATCAATCACTTCCTGTCTTTCATCCCCATCAAGGGAGTCAAACCATAATTCAATCTCTTCCATTTTTAAGTCTTCAAGTGCTATCGTCATATTCCATGTCCTTATAAATTATTTTTACGTACGTACTTTGAGTTAATCTTTCTGGACATATGCTGGTAATAGGAAATACCCTTGGGTACCTAATAAAATATCGTGTAGTATTTATTGGTGCCATATTTATTGGTGCCATGTGGGATTATATGGGGTCATATTATATTGTATTTCATGGGATTTCATGAGATTTAGTATTTTACATGATATATAAAATAATACAAGCATTATTTTTATTTCAATTCTCTGAATTGAAATATGATCCAAATAATCCATTAATAGGTGTAGCATTTGCATGTTTAATTGTTGTTGAAGGAATTATGCTATCCTATCTATTTAACCGTAAATAACCCACATAGATCATCCCCATCAAACGCATAACACTTGATTAAATCGATTGATGGGTGTGTACTCATATTTTCAGCATAATATGCTCTAATTCCTTGTCCTTGATAATTATGTATAATAAGACACTTCATAAATAAGAAGGTTTTGTTTTTTGTAAGATTTGATGTATTGTGTATGTTCTCACTTAGAATGAGAATCAAAATAATTACCACTAAGTACCTAATTTATAGAATATTTCATACGCCCTATAAACTCATTATTACGAAGTACCTAATCTATATAATATTTCATATGTATTACCAACTCATTTTCATATTTTCGGCAATCGGTTTCCGATATTTGACTGCTCGTAAATCGGCAACCTTTTTCTGGTTTACTAGTTAATTATTTTTTAATTTCCGGTTTACTAGTTAACTAATTCTTTTATTTGGTTTACGAAAATACAAACAGCAATCAGATTCCGGTTTCTTATTATGTCGGAATTAAATTGCTGACTACATTTGTAAAATCAAACAAGTGTTTCCCCTTTTTTGTACTCAATTAGAATTATTTTTCCGGTTTCACAAACGACGAATATCGGCAATCAGATTCTTATTTCCTCTAGCAAACCCCACCGGACATCGGATTCCGATGCCGATTCAACCCCGCCACCGACCTCTGCCGCCATCGCATAGCACCAGCAAGCCATTGCCGATGGTGCCCGATAGCGATCACAGCACGAGCGCCCACCTCATCGGGTTGATTGCCGAGGGATGGGGCGGTTCGAACGGATCGCCCAAGCCACGACTCATGGAGTCGGGGCATGAGCGGCATGCTGGTTCGGTTCCGGTTCGGTTCCGGATCAGCGCAACCCGCTCCCATCCATGGCAGGACGTGAATCAAGCATGAGCAGCAACCATAAAGGAATTAACGAGCAATCGGTTCGTAACGCATGGGACGTGAGGCAATCTGTGACTGGGGTTGCCAAGGAATTGGAATGCAGCAGAGAGAATGCACGACGCTGGCTGGTGAGGTTGGGAATCAAGGAACCGGCGCCACGTGACCTCAAGCGATCCAAGTCAGTCAAGTCAGCAGCGCAATTGCAACCAACCCCAGAGGAATTCGTGGGTGAATTGGTCGCAATGCAACTCAAGGATATCATTGATGATGCAATACATGAGCCATCCAAGGAGGAATTGCTCAAGCAGCGTATTGCTGAATTGGAGTCACAGGTTGGGCAATGAGCCCAACCAATTCACTTTTTTGGAGCGATTGAAATGCAACTCAACATCCACGACAATGCACATGAATTGTTCCTGAATCGGTTTGGAACCACTGTCAGGAATGTCGAATTTGGTGAGGATCAGTTATGTTTGAATTTGTGAATTCAAACTGGCTGAACTGGGAGGTTCAGTTATGAAACCAGCAGCCAAGCATTGCAGCGACAATAGCAGAATTGTGCGCACATTCATTCAGAAAAATGGCGCCATGGGATTCGTCATGGATTCTGGTCACGTGAGGTCAGAATATCGTCGGGACGATTGGTATTCATCCCACAGGGATGAATTCATTTGACTCAGAATGAGTCGAATGGTGGGGCAGTTTGATCTGACCCCATTCATTCACGAGGACAAGGATTCATGGGACGGAATCCGGATGCGTGTGGTTGCGCATTCGGACGTCCTTCACGATTGCGTGAAATCGCAGGCGTGAAGTGAAGCGTGAAGCAACCGTGAAATTAACAACAGGAGCGTGAAACTATCGGAGAGAAACGTCAATTTACAGTTAGGCAAGTCACCAAGCACGTGACTTTCAGCGACAAGCATGATGAATTTAACCTGAACAAGGATTCCCTTGTAGGCGTGAAACAAATTCGTGTGTTCACCCGTGATGAGAATGATCCAGCAGGCGATGTTGGTGAAACCGTAGTCGAGATTATAATGGAGGATGCATAATGAATAACGAGGACAAGGATCGTGGGTATTATCGATATGACGAAGTTGCCACACACATTTTGAGATTCCGTTTGCATAATGGTGATGATGTCGATGTGGGCATCTGCCATGAGCCAACTTTTATTGAAATGTCGGAGGTCAAGTTTCAATTCGTGGGTTACTCCGTGTATGACGAGATTGCCCAAGTTGCATGGGCAGACTTGATAGGCAGGGCAATGACGCTTGATGAGATACGCAGTGAGGATTTATACGATCTGGTTGAGGAATGCGGAATTGATACAGCATGCATTCCTTTTGACGAGCCATTTGATTCTGACAGCATTCATTGCATAAAGGACGATATAAATAAACCGGATTGCGCAGACCAGATATTTAAGTGGGCACGCAAATTTGGCAAATCAACATACGAAATTCGTGGGAATCACGGATTACTGGAGGAGTGATTCATATGGAATACAAGGATAAGGAATGGTGGGAGGATGTTATTGAGGAGGAAGGTGGCAACGCAAATGCCACCGGACGACTTTATCCATCGGAGGTCGTGAATGAATTCGATATCGTGATCGGATCATGGGTTTCCAAGGAGTACGATGAACACAAAAAGAATCAAAGAATCAGGAATTTCCTTGCCAAGAAAATGCGAGAGCAAGGCTGGCGTGTCGAATGTTCAACCAATAATGTCTTTGATTCCAAGATAATTTCACTAACAGCAAGGAGAAGAAAACAATGAGGCAAGGGTTATCCCCACACAGGCGCAAGAAAGTTGATCATGACGTAGAGGATGAAGTCTTCAATCGTGAGCTCCCCGATGGGGATGATCTCCCAGCAATCTTAAGAAAGTTAAGGAGTGATTCGGTTGCATAAACCTTGCCCTTATAAATTGCAATGTTATGCAGTGCGGAAGTGCTACGCTTGTAAGGATTGTGGGGCACCTGAAGGGCATATCGGAGTTGATTGCGATTCATGTAAGGAATGCATGGAGGATTAGTTAGCAAGTAAGAATGTTTATGGATGCGGTTCAACGATTCCGATATCGTATTTGTGAGGGAGATTCCTCCCTCCGTTTACTGGAATCCTGACTGGTATCAGTCAGGACAGATAAACGTCTGAATAAACGCAAAGGTGAGAGAAAATGGGAAATACTACCACAAGGACTTTCGTACAGAACAAGGAAACCAAGAATACCGTGAGATTCTCTGAAGTGCCCGTGAAGGGTGAAGATGAGATCATCGGGCAACTTTACATCAGGAAGACTGCCTTTGAGGACAAGGTTCCGGATGAAGTAGAAATTCAGGTGAGTTTCTAAGTGATTCTTTAGTGAATTGGAGGAACGAGTATGACAAACGAGCAGACCACAAAATCTGGACATATCGGTATCAACCACAAGGAAGTAGTTGACCTTTATGTTGGCAGGCATGAACTCAACTACTACGACAGAAAAGAGAACAAGATGGAAGAACCCAAGGCATGGGGTTACAGACTCATTGCCAAGCATTTCGGGTGCTCCACACAGAACATTCGCAGACATATCAGATCAGAGGAGAAGCATTATCTTGATGAAAATGGAGAGCCAGTCAAACTCCACGATGTGTTCCCAACTCCTTTCAGTGAGCCTACGGTGGCAAGGGTGGAAACACAGACCACGGCAGTTAAGGCAGAGAAGGAAACCAAGGAACTGAAAAGGGAACCCAAGGCAGAAGAACTGGAAGAATCCGAGGACAAGGATTCTTTCGCAGACCTTGACACGGAGGTCAGGGAATACCTTGAGGAAGCAGAATTTCCAGAAGACAAACTGGAACAGGTGACCAACTACCTTGAAGACATCTTTATCAAGGGAATCGCACCAGTCTTCATGGGAGAGTCCAAATTTGGAGAAGACTTTGGCAAAGTCAAAACAGCGATAATTACTGTAGCCTTCCCCAAACTCCGCAAGAATGCCAACAACGATAAATTTGACGAGGCAGTTGCAGAATCCATGGATAGGTTCGAGTACGACTATCCACCAGAAGAGTAAGACAGCCAGCCGGAGATAGCCAAGGGAGCCAAAGAGAGCGACTCCCTTGACATCGAGAGCATGGACTGGACACAGCATAAGGATGCGACAAGCAGACCAAAAGAGATGTCTTCTTTTGGGATTTAAAGGAGGTTTATAATGGAAGAAGTAGCAAATATTGTTATAGGTGCCGATTATTTCCGCAGGAATGCCAGAGCAGATTATTCAAACGATCTACCAACGGTCTGGATTCGTGAAGCGATTCAGAACAGTCTGGATGCTGGAGCCAGTTAGGTAAGCATTGATATTGATAAGGAAGCCAACACGATAACTGTCGTGGATGATGGCTGCGGAATGAATGCAAACATTATTCGTGACAAGTTACTTGTGCTTGGTGGTTCCCAGAAGAAGGAAGGTTCCGTTGGCGGATTCGGCAAGGCAAAGGAAATCCTTTTCTTTGCATGGAGTCTATGGTCGATTAAATCTTCTCAAGACGGAACGACGTTGTATGAGATAAACAACGAAATGATTGGCAAGGAACCAATTAGGTGCATTGAGACTGAATGCAAGACTGGCACCGAGATATCAATCAATTTGTACGAAGAAGGCTCTATTTATGACGCTGGCTTCTGGAAATACAAAGTTGAACACTTTTTATCTTTCCTTTCCACAGAGGCAACAATTTGCCTTGATGGAGAAGAGGTCAAATGCGAGAAGGTCAAAGGTACTCTCAAGAGCAGTGAGCTTGCGGATTTCATAGTGGACAAGAATTTTGAGAGTAGCAAAATGGTCGTGAGGCTCCGTGGCATTCCCATGTTCTGGAGAATGATGCCGAACTTGGAGTCCACGGTTTATGTGGAACTCAAGGGCGAGTCCGTCAATTTCCTTGCTGCCAACAGGGATAATCTTGTCTATCCATTCAGGTCTAAACTGGATGAAAAGATAAACGAGATGATCGTTGATCCCAGATCAGCCACGGAGAAGAAACCGCAGATGGTAATTGACACCTTTGCCGGACTGAATGTGATGGACAAACTGAATGAGTTTCATCATCCGGAGGTAACAGACCATAAGAAGGACTTTATTGAAGCCATCACAGCACAGAACACCACAAGCGGAATAACTAACTATAAAGCCGTGGAAGAACAAGTATCCGACACCTTTCCGGAACTTGGACAGCTGGTTAGTGACATGCTGGAAGGAAGCAAGCATGAAATTGGACCAATGGGATACGAGTTCATGGTGGAAAGAAGGGAAGACACCAAGAACTATCCGATGAAGATAGATTCCAAGAAGCTTCAAACCATCCTACACTACTGGACAAATATAATCCTCAAGATAGAAGAAGAATTCAACCAGAACGTAGAAATCGGTGTTGGATTTACTTTTGACAAAGAATGCAACGCTAAAGTCTTCAGGAAGGATAGCAAGAGAGTTTTTCTTATCAATCCAAATGCCGTGGAGAGTACAAAGGGCAAAATAGCCACCGGAATCGAAATTTTTATGCTGGCTGCCCATGAATATACTCACTGCTGGTATTCCGAACACAATGAACTCTTTGCCAGCAGGGAAGGACTTGTCTTGCGCTTGATGGGGAGACAATGGAACGACTGGAACAATTTGTTTATAAGATCAAAGAACGAGGTACTTGAAGCATTCAACAACAGGTGATATCATGGCAAAAGCAAACATTAATCTTGAATCGGTCTATACCGTACTTGGAGAAGCCACAGCACAATCCCAGCACATGCCTTGGCTGATTGAACAGACAGCACGGAGGACAAACAGCACCCGTGAATTTATCGTGGAACTAGACAAGGCAATCGGTTAGAAGGTCAATGAATTCAAGAGGGAAACCGACAAATTGGAAGAGGCACGTAGAATAACAATGTTCATGGTGGACATCGTGGAGGCAGATGATTGATCCCAAACCTTCAGCCCGAACGACGAGGGTGCCAGAAACCCTTGTCCTTGGGAACCAGAACTACAGAGGACTTGAAAGATAAACTACAAAAGAAAGGTTTCAGTATTGTAGAAACAGGAGATAATGAGATAATAGCAATAGTACCAAATACAAAAAAGAAAAGAAAAAATATAAAAAAGATGCTAATTTATTTTTTCTTTCTTTTTTTAGAAAGGGGTTGGTGTATTTCATTTAATAAGGAATACATTGATAGGAACAACAGTTATTATAAACTAGTGGCAAAGCGCAATGATTTATAAGGACAAGGATTATTAGGACAGGCAGACCAAAGACACGAGGTATGAATAATGTATGAAAAGGATTTTGCAAAGCAAGTAATCAGAATGGCAATTGACGAATACGGACTTGAGATAATTAAGGACACTCTTGATGGAGAAGAGGCACGGGAAGTAATAGAGATGACCGAGGACGAGGTTTATTATGCCCGTGTGGATGCCTTACTGGATGCAGATGATGACGAAATCCTGTATGAAGTAGTGCAGAGAGATAGTATAAACTGCTACGAAGACCTGCAAGAAGCCCTTGATGATGCAGACATCTCCGAACTGGAAGATGAAATAAACAAGAGAGGATACCACCTCAAGGAGGAATAAGATGGGAATACTTGATCAACTACTGGAGAAAAAAGATGTACTTGCTTATATCGATTTTCGAATAAAAACACTCAATAGAGAACAGAATAAAGCAATAGAATCAGTTTATCCAGAAACCAGAGAACTTGTACGCAGATCATTTAATGGTAGAAGAAGGGAACTTGATATCTTGAGAAAGGAAATTGAGGACAATAATATAAAGGAAGCCTCAAAGGATATGGCTAAATCATTAAGGGAGGAATAAGATGGGAACAGACTACGCAATAATCGGTAAGAGAATAAACATTGAATATCCGGTGTACTGTCCAAAATGCATGGCAGAGGTTCAATACTTCAACCACGATCCGGCAGAGATTTACGAGGGCATGGAATCCGTGCTCTACTGTCCGGACTGTGGACTGGAATTTACGATAGATTCAGAAGGACTACTGGAAACAATAATGATGGAACAGGGAGAATTTGTATGAGCAAACAAGAAAAGATAATGAGAGAATTGGCAGTATCGGCAAGCAGAAGCAATGTTATTGCAGACCTTACCAGAGTTAGGCAACTTTGCAATATCATTGAACGGGAACTGGAGAATGAAGACATAGATGCTATGACTGCTGGTGCAGAAGTATGCGTTCAAAGTTCCAAAGTGCTTCAACAGGCAGTCCTAGCATATAAAAATAGGAGGCTAGACATGGATGGCGAACAGTAAGACACCAGTGATTTGTGTGGGCTGTGGCTGGGAAGGCATGTATATTGAGGTTAAACGCCTTCAGTACCACTGCCCGAAATGTGGGAGTCACCGGACATTTGAAAAGGAAGAGTATGATTATTGGCATGCAAGGGGCAGGTTGTCTGCTCCTATAAGATGGGAAAATCTAGAAGAGGAAGAGAATATGTTTGAAAGGACAGCAGAAGAAAAGCAGTTGTACGAATCGCTTATGGAGGAAGGGGAGGAAGAGGTTACCATTGGTTTCCTCCTCCCTGAAGGAACCTACCACGACAGCAAGAACAAAATAAAGAAAATCATCAAGAAAACAGGAGCCACAGCATGGAATGGTGCTGGGTGGGAAGGTGTTGATGAATCCGGAGACAAGGTATGTATTGAAGCTGTCTTCCTGAAATCTGTACTTGCATTGGGCAAGGAACCGGAGTATCAAGGAGATCAACTCTGGTACACTGGCACACGCACCAATGCTCACCCCCTCATCAAGGAATTATGGGAACTTGGTGCAGAGTTAAAGTATAGGGGTAGCGACGATAAGTGATGTTGATGTGTGATGGAGAGGACAAAAACGTGGATGAGGACTACTCCTCATCTTCGTTAACCAGCAGCGAAATGTTGAAGCATTTCAAGCTGGTTATGGGAACACGCAGATGGAATTTGACAAGGATGGCAACCTTCTTCAGCAGGCAATCTGGTGAGGATTACCATAAGACTAGAAGAAAATGTAAGGCTTTGGTTGAGCAATCCTTGGAAGCCCACCTGATCGAGTATGCAGATTCCAAACGTGGGGTATACCGTTTCAGGGAAGCCAGTAAACCCATACCTGCCGTGGTGAGGAATGATAAGGGAACCGTAGGGATACCTTTCAATTCCCTTAGTGTCCTTAGATTCCGAGAACCGCTCAGACAGGATTTCCACAGATGTCACTTTTGTGGTAATATACCAAAGTTCCTTCAAGTAAGGTGCGTGGTGTTTACCCTACAAGGTGAAACATCGGTGGTGCTTTGTCCTGCCTGTAACAGAGTAATAACGGAGGTATGAAATGGATTACACGAACTTTAGGTCAACAGACCCCAGAATAATGTGGGTACAGGGCTGGGCAATGTTTTTGCTTGGTGTCGTGCTTTGCATAATAGGTGCAGGGATTGGAGTTACACCGATCTTTGTGATTGGACTCATTGTTATATTATTTAGCTTTCTGGGCTTGGCTATAGCAATGATGAAGTATTTCTTAGGAATAGGCTACGAAGAAGAACCACAGGAGTAAGAGCAATGGATTATCCACCGGAGACTAAATGGGAAAATATAGAAATTAAGGGAAGCGAGATTGAAGATGCCAAGTATGTGGGAGACAACCACATGCTTTTGGATACTGTACACGGACCACTTGAACTCAAAGGATTTGCAGTGACCAAACTTTTTAGAATGACCGGAGCGTATAAGTCAATCTTTGACAAGGAAATGGAAGAGGATGGTGCTTGCCCAAATACTAATGCCAAATTCCTTGAGATGCTGCACATGAGGAAGGACAATAATCCTCTTATCTTCAGGAGATTGAAGGATACCGGAGATATCATGTCTGTTGTTGGTAGTAGTTATGTACCTATCGACATGGAAGAACTGGAACACTATGCCGAAGAGATAATGATTCAGGAAGGTGTAACTCAAGTAGATTCCATGAGGTACAAGACAACCTATCCCAGAGGTTATGATGTTACCCGATACGTTATCAAAGACAATGTTTCGGATGGTGAGGTCGGGGATATAATCTCTACCGGATTGCAGATCAAGAACAATGAATATGGTACACGAAGCATAACAGTTTCCCTTTATTTTGAGAGACTGGAATGCGAAAATGGTATGGTATCCTACAAGACAGAAGAATCCATCACAGAGACTCATCTGGGTAATAAAGAGGAACTCTTGGAAGAGTTTACTATCAAGGTAGGCGAAATATTAGACAATGCTTGGAACGTACTGGAAAGCATTGACAGGGCAAAGAGTATCCTTGTTACCAAAGAGGAAGCCAACAACTTGATAGATCACTACGTCTTGGAGAAAAAGATGTCTGGCAAAATAGCCACGGAAGTCAAGAAGCGCATAAACGACAGGATGCACGGGGCTCATGCCGACAACCTGTGGGGTATTATAAACGCCATAACTTCCGTGTCCTCTCATGATGCAAGCCATGGAGTAAAGGACACACTGGAACACATAGCATCGGATATGCTGGACATTCAGGAGAAGGAACAGTTGCAAGATAAATTCGTCGAAGTGGAGGACGAAAACATTAAAAAGAATATCAAGGTAAAGATAGAATGAGGTGCAAAGATGTCTTTAAGACCAATGAACGAGAAGAAAGAGAATCCATTGGTCATTAGGATGACCATTGACCTTGAAGAAGAACTTGACCGGATTGAAAGTTTTAAACGTAAAAGGCATCTGGACTATGAAACACTGGCTGCACTATATGATCTTCTCCTCAACAAGAAGATAATATGTACGAGTGATATTCCGGATGCTTTACGGGAAGAGTACGGCATAATAAGTAAGGCAGAGAACAATTATGGAGGGAGTATTTCAATGCGTACTCTCTCCAAATATATTTCAATCCTTACACAAGTAGATGATTTTCATAGGACTTTCCAGTTCGATGTCAAAGGTTATGGCAACTGGTATGTTGCCTACGCCACAAAAGTTGAGGCTGAACTCTGTAAGAAGAGGCACATCAGTCTTTATACCTTCCTGACTGAATTGAGAGAGCTTCTTAATGAGTTTCATATAAGGTGCGTAGTTTATTATGAACACAGACAGGCGAGAACCAAACCGCCTCAAACTATGACCGATATGAAAAATGAATTCGAACAGAGAATTTTTGACAAGATGGGTGAAAACATTAAAGCAAGAAAGTATATACGAACCGAACAGGATTTAGTCCAACTTAAAATGGGCGATGCCCGTAAAGGGTTCATGAAGGAAGTGTATGGTAAATGACAGTAAAAGATAGACTTGATGATGGTCGGCTCATGCTCAAATGGAGGAAGCTTATTGATAATGCAAAGTTCAAATCCTCTAATGTAGGCAGGGCAAGTCCAGTTCCCTCTGCATGGATTAGGGCAGATAACAAAGCCAAAGCCCATGAATTGAGAGACGAAATTGGTGGAGGCAGAATAAAGAGTAGAGGATCACAGGCATTCCTTATCCTTGGTCCAAGCATTTTACGTGACCTGCTGGAGCATGTTAGCAATGACATCCGGAAGAACAGCGAGCCTATAGATTTCGTGAAGGAGTGGCTTAAGCTCCTGAATGAAAACAGGCACACCAAGGGAGACCGGATAGAGCAGAACCGCAGACGCATAGATGAACTCAAGACAGCCCTCATTGAATACAACAAGATGCAGTACCAGCAGGTACAGGACATGACCTTTAATGAGATGGTGGAAAGTCCGGATGTCTTAAGGAATATGCTATCCACTTATGAAAAGGTACCCGAAGAATGTCGTACCGAGTTTCAGGAGAGAAAGATTAAGGAACTTTATCAGCAGATCGCTGAAAAATGCCCGGAATCTCCGGAAGCCAGATTCCTCCAGGAGAAGGAGGCATTAAGTGAGTAAAGCATGGAAAAAATTGGAGCGTAGGATTGCCAAGACATTTGGTACATTCAGAACTCCCCTCTCTGGCTCCTCATCAAGGCACACCGCCTCTGACACCTTACATGACGAACTTTATATCGAAGTCAAATACTCCGGCATAAAAGATTCCAAGGGTGGTAAACAGATAACGATTAAGAAGGAATGGCTTGATGAGATGATCTATGAAGCCAAGCGTGAAGACAAAATTCCGATGCTTGCCTTTCAATTCAAAGGCGATACCACAGGCAATGTGTGGACAATCTTACCTATGCAGGTAATGCAAATGCTTTATCCGGTTATCCGTGAAGATGACGGTTTGCTGGATGAAGAGACCAACAATATAAGCAGCGTGGGTGACAGCCGATAACCTTCTGTCACAGCACGTGGCTCGACGTGACTTAGGTGATTAAATGACAACCGTAGAAGAACTAGCAAAGCAATATTCCGTAAGTGTAGATGAAGCGCAGACAAAATTCAATGAATACCTTGAGACCGAACTCGGCAAGGGATTTGAAAAACCAACTGCCGAAAAAAGAGCAATGAGGCTGCTCCAGCTGGGATTCAAAAAACAGTCCATTGGTGCTCCCACCGAAAACCTGGATATGTTAGTCTTCGGACAGAAAGATGCATTTGACTCCAGTGCAAACGCAAGGGAAGACGCAATAAAATTGTTCCAGTCCAACCCCCAGAAGGCTATTGCAGAAGGTTATACCGACGAATCCGGAACTCCACTGGATAGGGACAAATTTCTTGATTACAACAAAACGATGGAAAATCGTAACTTTGGTAAACCAATGAAACCAAATTGGATGCGTATTCTCTGGGGTGTTGACCTGCAGGAGAAGAAGCCTACGACTTTCATTCTCAAGGGAGACCAAGCCAAGAATATGGAAATTCCAATGTTTACTCAAATCCGGCTCAATGGTAAACTTGGCAAGAATGGAGTCTGGAATGGTACCAAGTCCACCAAGATGCAAATCCTTGATGGGGACGAAATCAGGGTTGACGAATACGTGGACAAGAATCTCAAAGACCTCAAAATCGAGATTGAGAAACTGCCCGAATGGGTGGAAACACATGGCAAGAAAGATGTCCTGATAACGGAAGCCGATGTAATTTCCGTGGACATGGAACTTAATGCAGGTGGCTCCCGTACAATTAAACTGGACAATGAGACCGAATACGGACAGAATGTTTTTGTACCGGAATCCACACCAATTGACTTTGGTGAGATGTCCAGAATCATAGTATTTGCCTCTGCCAAGAAGGGCAAAGGAGATTATGGACCAACCATGACCGCAATGGGAATCTGGGCAATACCTGAATTCAAGTACAACCCCGAAGATGTGGAAGATTTTGATCAGGCAATCGATTATAACCAGCCCGATGATGAAGAAATTGCATCCAACGACAAGGAAGAAGTTGCCGACATTGGTGATGATCAGGAGACCAAGACTGCCACACCTTCCCTGATGGTAAAAGTCGTAATGTACGCTGGAGAAGATGGTATTTCCAGTGAAGAAGCAGTCAAACAGGCAGTCAGCAATGGATACGACACTGAATCCGTAAAAGATGCCCTGAAAGAATTAGTAATGAATGGTGAAATCGAACTCAACGACAACGCAAAATACGTAGCGGTGATGTAAGATGGCAACAGCTGCAGATTGGGACACACTATCCGAAGACAAGACATCCAAGAAGAAAGCACAGAAAAATCCACCCAAGGCTCCTTCCAAGAAGGGGCTGGATTCCTTGAAGAAATTCTTCACCAAGAGGACAATCTTCAAAGGAATGAACTGGATTCTGTATGGTGATACCGGAGATGGCAAGACTTATACTATCTGTTCGGCAGCCAATATAGCTCCGGTATTCATTATCGATACAGAATTTCGAGCACAGGATACAAGCCTTCTAGAATTTCCGGACACGAAGTATGATATCAATGTGGTCGAGCCTGTAGTGATGAAAAGGGTAATGGAAGATGGAGAATACAAGAGCGTAATGGATATAGAAGTTACCCTCGACCAGACCAACAAGTTCGTAACCCAACTTTGCGATCTGGTAGAAGAGGGAGAAGTACCTGAAGGTTCTATTGTTGCTGTTGAATCAATGTCCGATTTTTGGGATGAAATTCAATATGAAGGTAAGAGACAGCAGGCACAGATGGCTGGTAAGACCATAACTGAACTTGCACAAGATGGTAACATTGAATGGTCGGATATCAAGCAAAAGCACAAGAATCTGGTACTCCAGCTCAATGCTCTGCGTTCCAAGGGAATCAATATCATTTATTCTGCAAGGAGAAATGATACAGATTCCAATGCCAAAGCAAGGGAAATTAGATCAGAAAAGAATCTGGCATTTGATACCCAGAATATCGTGAAACTCCACTCCGACATGGTAGATGGCAAGAAGGTGCATTATGCAACCTTCGAGAAGATGCTGGGTAAGCATTGTTATGATACACTGGAAATGCCAGACTTCCAGATGATGGATTCCTTTGTGAGAGACAAAGTGAATGAAGTCCTCAAAAGGTGATATGATGTACTTCGATCTACGGATAGAAGAAGGTGGCGAGGAAAACACCGCACCAGCATACATCAGGGAATTGTTGAAAAAAGCCCTTGAGGAAGATGGCATTGAAGCCAGTGTTGCCATTGTAAATGTAGAATATCCATATCAGGGATATACTACAAGTGCGTGAGGAAATAAAATGCAGATCGAGCAGGTTGTCAAGAACGATAGATCGGGAATTGTAGTATTTCCGTGGGGAGGCAAGTCCTACGAAGTGTGGGATTTCCACCCCTACTTCTATCTTCCGGTAGATGTTCCTACTCCGCAAGGATGCAAAGAGGGAGATGTTTATACTGCCAAGGATGGCGTGAAAGTCAAGAAAGTCGAATGTAAGATGGCACAGGATATTGGCAAATTGCGTGGTGACAGACACTACGAAGCCAAGACTCCCTTTACCACACGATACTGGATTGATAGAATAGAGGAAGGATTTGAAGAAAAAGCTGATCCTCTGGTCTGTGGACTGGATATTGAGGTAGCTTCCAATAATACCCCCATCACGAATAAGTATATGATGGATGCACCGGAGCCTATAATTATAATCGGTTTCCAGTTCAATCATTCCAGCAAGGTCGTGCAGTTCTGCTTTCACTCATCAATCAAGGAAGCCCAGAAGTTCAATACTGCAGGCAGGATTGAATACTGGTATCCCACAGAGACCGAGATGTTGAATGCTTGGATAAAGTATATTGCTAAATTCGGTCCGGATGTCATTGCAGGGTTTAACCTGTTAGGTTATGATATTGTTTACATAATCAGACGGTGTAACACTTTGAATATTGACATTAGCCCAATAAGTCCAATGAAGTCGGTAAGTGTGAACGTGGACTTTAATGGGAATCCCAAAGCCAAGATTAAAGGAGTAGCACTCTTTGATTACAGAGCTGGATATTTGAGACTGAAGAGGCGCAAATATATTAAAAATTCCCTGAATGATATTCTGGAAAGGGAACTTGGACTTGCCAAATATGATGGATTGAATGCAGCATATCTTGCTCGTGCATGGGCAAGGAATCCGGATGAAGTATTGGAGTATAATTATCATGATGTGGACAAGATGATGCTCCTTGACAGGGAACTTTCAATCTTGAGTTCTCATGTTACCTTCCATAGGATTTTTGGCTGCAATCTGGAAGACACCCTGTATTCGGGCAAGATGGTAGAAACCGCCATGAGTAGGGCAATGCCACAGTTCATATACCCATCCCACGATTCCGAGCATGGCAAGGTAAAAGGTGCCGAACCCCGACCACCAGTTGTAGGACTTCATGAGAATGTTATATTTGAGGATTTGACCTCTGCCTATCCCTTCTCCATGATGTCCGGTAATATGTCTGTAGAAACATTGGTAAATGAAGATGGCTCCAATCTCCCAGAAGGCGTGTCCCTTGACGATTGTATCGATATCGGGGGTACGTGCTTCATGCCACACCACGTGCGTAAGGGAGCATACGTGACGTTCCTTGAAGATATCTTTCAAAAGAAAGACGAGTGGGGCAAGAAGCGAGATAAAGAAAAGTACAAATCCAAAGAATGGAAGGTTGCCAATGCAATCCGTGAAGCATACAAGGTAGCAATTAACACGGTATATGGTGATGTAGCCGACAAGCATTGTAAGTTTTATGATGTAAGGATTGCTAATGCTGTAACACACATTACCCGTGGTGTAATTGACTTCTGCGGACATGAGGTCAACAAACTTGGATATCAGTGGGTATTCGGGCACACGGATTCGGTAGGTTTCGTAACCAAATACAATAGTCTCAAGAAGTTGATTGAAGTCGGCAATGAAGTCAAGGAACACCTGAATAGTAAATTCCCTCTCCATCTACGCCAATATAACATACCATATGAACATGCAAAAATGAACATTGACTTTGAAAAGGTCGCACGCAACGGCATTTTTTCAGGCAAGACCAGATACGCCATCAAACTTTGGTGGATTGACGGTACCACCTTTGATGAGGATGATCCTTCTGCGCTAGAAGTGAAGGGTTTTGATGCTATTCGTTCAGATTCTTCCCCTCTGGCACGGAACCTGCAGAAGGAGCTAATCCTTGACCTTCTGAATTATAAGCCCAAGAGGGAATTGGACTTGAAATACTCTACTGAATTGAAGAAGGTAGAAAAAGGGCAATATCCATTAACCGAGATTGGAGTTCCGGCAGAAATCAAGAAGCCCTTGCACGCCTATCCGGAATCTTACTACCGTGCGGTTGCAGCCATGTGGTCAAATGAGAACCTGAATACGAACTTCAAGGAAGGCACCAAACCCTTTTATGTGAAGGTCAAGAAGGTAGCTTCCAAATATCCACCAGCCAATTACATTGCCGTGGATGAGGATACATCACTACCCGATGGAGTAGTTGTAGATTATAAAGCAATGAGAGATGCTACAATGAAAAAGCTGGAATTTTTGTATTCCTCCATGGGCTGGGATATTAATGGATTGATAGGACAGCGATCATTGGCGGATTTCTTAACATGATAAAATTCAGAAAGGGCAAACTTTACAGTTCCGGACTTGCCTGCCCAAACTGTAAGTCTGCCGATTTCCGCATAAGGGTACGTAAACAACCCAAGTATAGATGTAGGCAATGTAAGACTGAATTTGAAGAACCGGAGAAAAGAAAATGAAAATGAATCCAGATGAATATAGGAACAAGGTAATGGTATCTTCCGGACATGGAGATCGCAGTATTCTTGTAAAGGAAGATGATAGTGGTAAAATACTTATTGGTATGACGGAAAATGATTATATTAAATGGGAAACTGCTATTGAAAAGAAACAGGTAGTTTTCCTTGCCAAAGTGCTCAATTTCTTTGCAGAAGAAACCAAGGAGAAGGTAACCATTGGCAGAAAAACGTTTGAACCATTGGAGAAGGAAGATTAAATATGACTAGCAATCATGTACGTAAGGTACACATGAATAGGAATGGTGCTGCATTGTGCGGAGCTCATTTAAATGAGAAAGCCCTCATCAATGAGGAACCCGATGAAGTAACCTGTAAGAACTGTTTGAATGTGATGAGGGCAGAGATAGAGAATAAGCAGAGGTATCCATTCTTGCATGTTGATAAGAAAGGAATTACCTTATTTATATCTGAAACTGAATCCAGACACACCGAAGTACGTTTATCAGAAGATGGAATATTCAAAATTTTCAAAGATTTCGAACCAATAAGGAAGCAATAATATGGCAAAAACACCCAAATACCAGCGAGAATCCATAAAAAGGTTGTACAGACAGCGTAGGGAACAAAAAAGATGCGAACTTGTAAAATCCAAATTACAAGAATTCAAAGAGAATAACGCTGACCTTTATGAACAGAGAGATGAAATCAACCAGCAAATTGAAGACCTGAAAGTCAAAAAGCAACCAATTGAAGGCAAAATATTTGCACTCAAAAAAGAAGCCGGATTGGCTGACATAGATCGGCACAGGCGCATTGGTTGTGACATGGGTGAAATCGATCCTGATATTCGGGATTTTGATACGGAAACCGAGGATGTTGTACTTGAAATTATGTCCAAGGAAAAACTGGATTTTGAAGATTATAACATTAAGGTATGAGGGAACATGAGAGCGGTTGTAGATTTTGACGGAATAATCTGCGATGAAGATACGTGGGAGTTAATCCCACGTTCTAAATCCATGATGCAGAAACTCCGTGAAGAAGGCTGGCATATAACTATATGGACTGCCAATAATGTGGAGAGGTACAACGAGATAATAGGATTTCTTATTGCACATGATATTCCATACGACGAAATTCTGCTTGACAAACCCAGGGCAACTATTTATATAGATGATCGTGCGGTTTCAAACTGGGATTCTGTAGAACTTACACTGGAAACATGGAAGGAGATTGGAAAAAATGAGAGAAATTAAATTCAGAGCGATGACAAAACCGCCGAAAAATTTTGGGCGGCATAAATTTGAATCCAAAATGGTGCACGGTTCAGGAGTTCTACAAGATCCCCATAACACATGGATTATTGATAATGACGATACAAAGTCATTGGCTGTTGGTACTGTAAAACATGTAGTCAAACCTGAAACAATTGGACAATTCACCGGACTTCGTGATAAAAACGGCAAGGAGATTTACGAAGGGGATGTTGTGAAAATAGCATTGAACGGTAATGATAAACAGTGGTGTATCCGACATGTTGTATGGGAATGTGGCAGGTGGGCAGTAGAAGTAGGCAACGGTGATTTTGTCACATTAGATTCCTGTGCAGGTGGATATATTTCACGAGGCGAAGTAGAAATAATTGGAAACATCTACGAAAATCCAGAGTTGATTGAATGAAAATTGCAGATAAAGTTAAAAACATATTGTTAGCAATATTCGGAGAAGAGATGTTATATTCTTATAGAATATATACTGGATTAGAACCTGATAGAGATATTTTCATCACTCCGTGGAGTATTTTGAGAGGGATCGCCTTTTCTTTAGTGCTTATATTCGTCATATATTCAGTAATATATTCTATATGGTGGATATTTGCCACAAATAACATCCCAAAAAGAACAATTACTGAAGCCCTTCCTCTTTCGACAGGACTCGCCGTGATTTTCGTTACAACGGTAATGGGGATTAGCAAAGTACTTTCATATGTACATGACAAGATGACAACCATCGTCCTATACAGGGAAGAGTGATTGAATGAGCAATATTAAAGTAAATGAATCAAAAGAAATTGACAGCAAGATACATAATTTTATCCAGAATCTTGTAAAAGAGTATGGGTATATGGTTTAGTCAATGGACTGGGATGTGAAAGTATGTCGTATGAGTAATGATGTGTATGATAAATATCTTGAGAGGCAGAAAGATGAGAAAACAAAAGATACTGATGCTACTCATAAAGGGCGCAAATTGAAGATGTATAATGTAATATCAGAAGAATTCGATAAGACAATTGTTGCCCCAAATATGCACGAGGCTGCATCAATATTTCGAGAACAGATTGAAGAACAATATTATATTAATGATGCTACACTTATAAAAATTTATGATATAAAAGAGATTGATATAACTTATGGGGTGATGATTTGAGAGAAATTAAGTTTAGAGCATGGGATACAATTGAGAAAGGGATGTGGACAGTTGTGGGAATTGAATGGCATACAGATACAGTTTATCTACGTGATGATACACATTGTGTTCAAGAACGAATGCTGCATAAAATGACATTAATGCCGTTTACAGGACTTTATGATAAGAATGGCACGGAGATTTACGAAGGGGATATTGTTGAAAAAATATATGGTGATAGGGAAGGACACATAAAAGTTAATGGTAGTATAAAACCATTTTTATATATAGTTGAATGGAGATATGGATGTGCAGGAATATATCCAATATACCCTGAATTAATACATCCTACTGGTAGAGAATGGATTCCAATATACGACCAAGAGGATGAAGAACTGAAGACAGAATATTTAACCATTGTTGGCAACATCTATGAGACTTCAGAGTTGATACAATGAAAATCTCACAAAAGAAAAATTGTAATGATTGTAAGGCTTTGGAGTTTAATAGATGTATTTTAGGTTATAAAATAACAAGGGAATGGATATGCGAACCTTTATTATCTAGATATAGGCCGAATGAACCTTGTCCAAAACCTAAAACAAATAAAGAGTTGATTGAAAATATGGGAAGTGATATTAAATGAAATTAACATGTAAATTATGTAATGAAAGAAAGTACGAGATTAGAGAAGACACGGATATTGCTACCATAGTGCAACAATACTATACAGAAGAACCAGCAAAAGTTGTCGGTATGGTGTATAAATATTTAAATATACAGCGTGCTCTCTGGTTTGCATGTGGATTTGTCCTTGGTTTTATATTGTCAGCATTAATAACAATGGAGGTAGTATTATGATACCACCAGAATTTGGATACGCAATGTATTGTTTGGAAACTCCTAACCCAAAGTGTTTTGATGAATGGAATAAATCACTTATTGAATATTCACATTATATGGGAAAAGCAAAGGAACTTACTAAATTAATGTCTAATTTTAGACACTTTGCTGGCATTATATGGGATTATGATATAGAGACAAAAAAATTGGACATATTCTCAAAGGAAAATCAAAAACATATTGATATAACATATAATGGAGACACATTAGTATATATCACAAATGTAAGCATACCATCAAGAGAATTAAGTGAAGAACATGAAGAATTTGCGGATAAAAGCATGACACTTAATATTTTATCTAAGGTAAATGAATTCATATTAATGCCACCTAAGGATAAAATATCCGTGATGGAAAAAAACAATCCAAATAGGTGATATTATGATTGTTGGAAAACCTGCAGAACGTAGGGGTTATGATAAAGACCCCGACCTTATGTCTAAATCACAATTTATGTCACTTTCCAGAAAAAAGTGTACAATGCCATATTATTATAGATATGAACTTGGTATAGAATACACAAATGATCTGGCAGAGAAAGGTACTCATATTCATTCACTGGTAGAGGAAACTTTTGATAACTTCAAGAATTATCCGTTCCGTGTGGGTGTAGATAAACTGGAAGACTGGCTACCGGAACATGACAAATATTATGTGCCTTATATGAATAACTTTATGCGTATCTATTGCAGAATGACTGGAGGTAAATTTAATATAACACCTACCTATCAGGAAGTTGTTGCACGTAGATATCATGAAATAGGAACACTCGATTCAGTATGGGATTTAGAATGTGGTGCCAGAGCAGTTATAGATACCAAAAGTGGGAAATTCAAAGACAATCTCGCCAACATCAGGATAGAGACTGCCTTTTATGCAAGGATGATAGACGCAGAGTACATTGGAGCTTTATTCCTTGGAGAGTCGGAGAAGTATCCGCAAGGTGGATTCTTCTTCGAAAAAGTCAGTCCTCGCTTATGGAAGAGTTTAGACGAACATATCCAGAAGGCATGGGAGATACGCAAAACGGGAGCCTTTGAAAGAGTACCCACCCCTCTTTGTAAGTGGTGCGATTACAAAAAAGAGTGCAGAGCGGATTGCTCAAAGAGTGAATGGCGTAAGGTAAAGAAAATGGAAAAGATGTTATAATGCTATACAATTCATTTCCCAGAGAAGTTTCCCGTAAAAGAAGAATAGTTCATTCATGGGAAGAATTGAGAGATTACGTGAATGCCCATAATGGTAAATCCAATATGGTAAGCACTTCACTTTATTCTTATGGCTGGCTCAATAATGGGAAACCGGTCTATGAGACCGCAATGGTTGATAAATTGTTATTTGACTTTGATCCGGATAAAGGGTATAACCCACTGGAAGAAGCACGTAAACTCGATAGGTTCTTAGAAGACTATGATGTGAAGAGACTTCGTATTCTTTCTGGAAGCGGTCTCCACATAGTTTTGTCGTGTACCACCACCAATTCTAAACCTATACAGTATCCCACCGCTTCCATTAAAAACGCCATGCAATACATTCAAAGTAATGCTGGTATTATGAAAGATGATGCTGTAGGTGTAAATGCCAACCAGCATGTCAGAATGATTAATACGTGGAATGGTGGAGCCCAGTGTTTTTGTATTCCTTTAACAGATCAACAATTTCGTGAGCTTGACCTACAAGCCCTAAGGTCGCTGGCGAAAAAACAACAACCCTTGTCTTCGGGAATGTTTGTGGGAAGCAAGAGTATCGACCTGTCCAAGTTCGATGAAGAATACAAGGTACATAATACCAAAGACATCGATCTGGATGATATTGAAGTACGCAAGGAAGATATAAATAAAAATTGTATGATGTGCGGTCCAAATCCGGACAACAGGCAACGTTTTATTATTATATCCTCTCTTGTAGAACTTGCATACTCCAAGGATGCCATTGCTCAATATTTGAGTAAGGTCTGGAATCCTGAAAAATACAATCATTGCATTGCCGAAGGGCAGTTAGATATAATATACGACAGAGCAATGGTGTGTTATAATTGTCATAGGATTAAGGATATGGGATACTGTACAGATACTCCTGACAACCCTTGTCCTTATGAATATAAAGACTAAGACACAGCGCAGGCTGGCATAAGGTGAGAGATATGCTGGAAAGCAAAGAGAAGATACGCTCTTTACGCTCCCTCATCCCCATCAAGCCGAACATACCAGCCTACCACGAAAGACAAAGAAGACATAAAGATAAGAGATCGAAAAGGTGATTTAAATGGTAGAATCAGGAAACATTGAAATGAGCATTGGAAAGATGAGGGATGACAATCCCGAAAACAACTACATACACCTGACAGTTACAGATACTCATGGTGCTACAGTAAATTTTGGTGATGAAGAAATCTTCTACTTCTTGAAACAAGTTGAAGATAGAATAAAACCCATCTTCGATGAATTGAGGAAACCCGAAGTACCTATCAAATGCCTCTTGTACAAGATGAATGGAAAATTCAACTTTGAGAAAACAGTATATGTGCCTATGTCTGTTGAAGCATTCAAAACTCCTGCTTATGTGGAAGAAGTAATGAGGGAAAGTAAACTCCTAAGGGACAATTATGTCTCCGGTCTGACTACTAATGGAGTACCTTTCCTACTGACACCCACCGGACTTGCAGATTATATAAAGAGGTAATAATATGCGTGTAGTAATTGAAGGACCAGATAAAATAGGAAAGACCACACAGGCAGATTTGCTTGTAGGAATGGGAGCCAAAAAAGTAAAGTACCCAGATGAGGATTTTTATAGTGGTAAGGTAATCAGGGAAATCCTGAATAAAGTCCTACCCTATGAACCTGTGTCTTTTCAGGCATTAATGACCTTGAATAAGATTGAGACACAACATAAGATAAACCAAACAGATGGTCTGGTAATCTTCGACAGGTGGTACCAGTCAGGCATCGCTTATGGTATTGCTGAAGGACTTGATGAGGAGTGGCTACACAGGATTAATCACCTTATTGATTCATATATCAAAACAGATATCGTGATTATTCTTACGGGTACCCCGTTTGTTACCGAAGACGATATATATGGCAAGGTCGAGTTCCAAGAAAGAGTAAAAGAAGAGTACGAGAGGCTGGCGAATTACATGATTGGTAGGCAACTTATGCCAATTTATCACAAGGTAGATGGTAATCAATCAATCATGGACGTTCATCAGGCGATCAGAGAAATTATAGAACAACACGGAGAGTAAAAATGCCAGTAGATTCAATAGTTGGATTACAGTATGGTTCAGAAGGAAAAGGAAAGATATCTGCACACCTTGCAAATGAGTATGACGCATGCGTAAGGGTTGGGGCATGGCAAGCTGGTCATACCCTGACATATAAAGGTAAGCATTATAAAATGCAGACCATTCCCTGTCAGTGGATAAATCCCAATATAATAATTGTCATTGGCGCAGGTGGAATGATCAGAGCAGACATTCTTGAAAAAGAAATCAAGATGATTGAAGAAGCCGGAATCACGGACATTCGTAGCAGGCTCTTTATTGATAGTAGGGTAACTGTCGGAGAACACCGTCATGCCGAAGCTGAATCCCAGAAAGGCATGTTCCAGAAGATCGGTTCAACACAAGAAGGTATTGGTGCCTGCACTGTAGAAAAGATTCAGAGACAGGGCAAGGTCAGAAAAGCCCATGAAGTACCGGAACTCAAGCAATTCGCAACAATTTGTGATACCATACCTATTATCAACGCACATGCCATGAGTGGTAAGGTATGTATTGAAGGCACGCAGGGGTGTCATTTGTCCTTAACTACATCTCACCACTATCCCAAATGTACCTCCAGAGATTGTAATGTATCTGGATTCTTCTCCGATTGTGGAATCTCACCCAAACTTGCCGGAGATATCTGGGGTGTCATGAGGGTTTATCCGATCAGGGTAGCCGGAAATTCCGGAGATACCGGAGCCGATGAAATTGATTGGGGTATTGTCTGTGAAAGGAGCGGTCTGGATTCTGTAAATGAAAGAACAACAGTCACCAACCGTGTTCGTCGTGTCTTTGAATTTTCCAAGACAGATATATGGGAAGCCCTGAATATTAATCAGCCGAATAAGTTTGCTCTGATGTTCGCAGATTATTTATTTAAGGGGAACATTGGTGCAACTTCCTACTCCGAACTAAGTCCTGAAAGCCAGCAGTGGATAGAGGATGTGGAAGATCATTTCGGTATTAAATTCGACCTGATAAGCACCGGTAAATCTCCGCAAGCAATGATAGATAGGAGAAATCAAGAATGACTAAGTTGACGATTGAAGAATATCTGTACGGGGCAGAAGACAAGTCCAATGCCAGTGAATCAAGGAGTCATCAGCAAATGATGACCCTTTTTGGTTCATACGAAATACGTAATTTTATAATGAATAATTTCCTTTCACCAGAAGCCAAACAGGCACACGAGGATGGTTTGATATATGTACATGATTCAGACCAGATTGGACCATACTGCAACAGTATCGATCCCACAATCCCCCTCTCGGCAGGATTGGATTTACCAACCCTCAAGGCATACCCAGCATCCCATCTCGGTTCTGCCATCGACCACTTATACTCCTTTGCTATGTACTCGCAGGGACATTTTGCAGGCGCACAGTCCATGGATTGGGTGAACTGGTTCCTTGCTCCCTATGCATATGCCGACAGACTGGAAAGAAATGAAATCAAACAGGAACTCCAGAAGTTCTTTTACAATTGCAATCAAATAACCCGTACTGGTGGAAAACCCCCTTTCATCAATACAGGAATACGCTTTGAATGTCCGAAACCCTTGCAAAACCGTCCGGTCATATTTGATGGGGATAAAGGGTTGTACGATGAAATAAATAAAGATCATAAAATTACATACTCCCATGTAAGTATACAAGCATATGCAGAAATTATTGCCTCCGTGTTCATGGAAATCTTGAGAGAAGGCATGAAGGGTGGAATACCATTTACCTATCCATTGGTCGCCACCACAGTCACACCTGATTCTGATTGGGATTCTCAATTGTGGACTGAAGCCTTCGAGACTATGGCTCATAATGGTTCTCTGTATATTGTAAATTTGTCTCCGGATTACATGCAGGCAGATGGTGGAGATGAAGATTGCGTATCTTCCCAATGCTGCAGGGTAAGAGTCAAGTTTGATACCATGGGTGGTATTTGGTCAGGTGGAGAAATGGGCACGGGTTCCGACAGGATAATAACCATGAATTATGCAATTATCGGTTATGAAGCCCGTAAGATTGCCGAAGCCAAACTGGATTCTGGAATGTTCGGTGATATAGTTACCATGGATAAGGATAAGTACCAGACCTTGTTCTATGATACTATGAAAAGGGAATTCATGACAATTCTGACCGACAGGCTTCGGATCATTAAAGAAACCGGAGAGAACCTACAGGACATGGTAAGGGATTCCATTTATGAATGGGGCATTAACTCTTGGCTGGCAAAAGAAACACCTTCCGGAATCAAATATTATGATCCGGAGAAGAGGAGACTTCTGGTAGGCACAGCCTTCCTGCATGATATGCTTGTCCACATGGGATTCGAGAATGGATTGAAAGGCAAGCAGGGCAATGAATTTGCACAGGCAGTTATTCATTTCACCAAGGACATAATATCTACATGGATGGATGAACCCGATGCTCCACAATGGGGAATAGAAGCTCCACCCAATGAATCTTCCAACAATCACATGGTGAGAGGCAATATCAAGTACATACGTCGGGAATATGGAGACGACAAGACATCCCTGTCCATCCACGGAACGGATGATCATGATTTTGAATATGCACCAGCCACTCACGTACCATATGATGATGGACTTTCCCTGCCAGAGAAGATAATGGCTGAAGCTCCTTTCCATAAATTGTGTGATGGTGGTAATATCTTGCTCTTCTTCATTGGAGAGAATTCACCACACCCCGAAGGCGTGAAAGACCTTGTTATAAAAATGTGCAATACAGACCTTGGTTACTTTGCTCTGTCTCCAGTGTTCTCCATTTGTAGGAATGAACATGGTACAATAGGCAAACACGAAGAATGCCCGAAATGTGGAGCCGAAATTGTGGATTATATGCAGAGGATAACCGGATATGTGGAGAGAATATCCAAGTACCATCCATCCAAGGAAACCGAATGGAAAAACAGACAGCATTACGATACAGAGGGAGAAACATACGATGCATGAACTTATTGAATATTGGGATAAAAGATTCTCTGACTATTCATATAATAATAGGTTGTTCGGGCGTGCAGCCCTACACCTTATTATTGGACAGTGTTTGAGATATCAGAGCGTGAAGAAAAAAGGACAGATTATAGATTGTAGGATACATCCATGGGTAATGATGGATACGGGTTCCGGCAAGTCCGTAGCACTGGATTATATTGTAAATTGCATGAAAGATTTGAGTATGGAACATAATTCGATAGGGGCAGCCACGGATGCTGCACTTTTGGGAACCGTAGAACAGGTTACCAAGTACAATGAATATAATGATAAGGTAACTGAATATGAACATTGCCCAGGTATTCTTGCCTCTTCGGATGTTATTCATTTCGATGAAGCCGAAGTCCTGCTGAATACAAATAACAACAATGAAAATATGAAGTTGTATTTCCAGATGGCAATGAATCCAATAGGCACACCATCAAATATTATCAAAAAGAAACTTGCTCATGGAGACCCCATTGAACTTCCAGTACATTCCAGTTTCTTCTTCACCTCTTACGTGCCTGAAAAATTCGAATCTCTGGTCGTACATACCGGACTCCTGCCCAGAATGTTCATGGTTCCCAAGGAACTTACTTATCAGGACAGGGTGAACAATTCCCAGATGGATATTGATAATCTTGGTGAAGACTCCGAGATTGTGGATTATGATGATGAGATCATGAAACACTTGAAGAAGATTCAGACCGCAGGACGCAAGAAACTTACCTTTGATTTCAGTAGAGTAAAACCACTCCTGAAAAATCGTGTGCGTAGCCTGTATGATATTGCAATATATTCTTCACATTCCATCCAGAAGTTGTATAATGGATTTGTGCCTAGATATCAGAATCAAATGTATGTAATTGCCTGTCACCATGCAGTAATGCATGGAAGGACAAATATCAAAAATGAAGATATCAACTATGCATATGAAACTATGATAAAACCTGCAATGGCTTCAATCCTCACACTCCTTGAAGTTTCTACAAGACAGAAGGATGACGGGGTTCAGAAAGAGAAGACACACCTCAAGCTTTTGATGGATGAATACGAGAAGATGTCCACAGCAGAAGGTGGTTGGGTTGGTTTGCGTGCAATGTCGGCTTCCTTTGGCATGGCAACTCACACTTCTGAAAGTACCGCCAGATCACATATTAAATCTCTTATCAACAAGGATTACTTTGAAGAAAAGAATGTTGGTAATAATGTGAAAATGATTAAACCCAAAAAGGCAAACATTAATGCATTATTGCCTGGATTGGTATTATGATTCACATAGAAAAGAGAACTGGCAATCGAATAGATGTGGTGGAACAGATAGGATATGGCGTAAGATTCCATGTCCTTGGTAATGAGAACAAGGTTATAGGGAAGGGCACAATGGCAGGTTACGACCTCCTTGCCCTTTTTGAACCCGAAGATTCAAATTCCAAACCTTTTTATGTAGAACCTCAATATACCCCACCCATCAAGACGGAACCTCCGGAGAAGCCCAAGAACTCCCTTGACGCATGGCTCTGACGGGCAAGAGGAGCCACGTCCTTAACTTTTTCTGTATCTTTGAGACCAAACATAAGGACAAAAAAGAAAGATATGCTCTTTTTAAATTGGAAGCATAATTCCAAATTCTACATAGATAATTACTGCTAGAATAATTATTATGCCATATTGTTTTATACGTAAGGCTGTTACCTGATTCACAATATCCGGATGTGGGCAGGGTGCGGATTCCTTTGTCCGCAACCTTATTTCATGATCTCCACCCACTTCTTCAATTTGATCCATCCGCATACGCATAAGGTCAAGGGTACTTGAAATCTTTATAATTGCCTCTTTGAGAGAGTCATCTTCCTCAAGTTGCATACTTAACCAAGCCTCATTTTGGTAACTTTCCATCCGGATGGTGGTCTGAAAATATCGTCTGTTTGGGGTTCGACAAACCATATATTATATTCCATATCTATAAAAAAGTTTACTGCATGACCACACCAGTCACCGTCTGAATTTTTATAAACTACCCACACACCGCCAAAGGCAAGATCAGAATCCCATTCATTTACATCACCACTCAAAATGGATTCGAAATCGTCGCAATCGTGTACGGTCTTTACATATTTTCTTTTATCGGTAGGATTGAGAGCAAGCCAGCGTTCAAAATGTTCTTTATGCACAAGCTTATAATGCCCGTCAGGTAACCAGTAAGTAATATCATTTAGAGAATCCAGTTGTTCCCTCACAAGCTCCCTAAATTCACTATTATTTATTCTTTTATCAAATTTCTGGTGTGAAAATTTTACCCATTCTGGAACTGTTACCGGACATTCATAACCCATAGCAAGAGAAAGGTCATGCAAAGCTTTGGCGATAGTTATCAATTGCATAAAGTTAAATAATCACAAATAAAATACAATTTTCATGAATTAAAAAAGATGTATATTAGTTAAATTTAGGGCATATCAATCTTGCTATATTAAACAAAATTAATTTTTGCTTCATTTTGTTTAGGAAACGTTAACCATTCGTTTAACTGATTATATTCGTCTGCTATTTGTTTGTATTCATCTCTTTTGTTGAATACAGTGGGGTATAATATATATGCTAATTGCTTCTGGTATTGTTCAAGATTCATTATTGTTCCTCAGTATACATAGGATGCAGATAGTGAAATGTATTTGCCACCCAATTGACTCCAATCCGCTATTAATGTATCCTCTGTTAAATCAGTAAGCATATATCGTAAATCTTCATCACTCCAATCGTCATCCCACCAAATATTTGAATAATATACTATACCCAATAAATCACCGGATTTAACATCCACAGCAGCGTTGAATGAGTGCATTTCTGGCTCAGGAGAAATACTGATTTGTGTTGGATGCCTATATATAAGTTCATATGTATCAACATTTGGTCTTACGATAACTGGTCTAAATGTCAGACTAAAAAAATTTTGTGTATTTACATTAAATCTATATACCGTTCCATCATTTGCAAACGGATGTGCAGCGTCTATGACTGTCCTAGTAATATCAGTTGTGTGACTACTTTTCATAAAGGGTTCACCAACTGTACCAGATATAAGTGAGTCACCTGAAACAACAATGTAACTTGCGTCATTTTTGATTTCAAAGTTGTATGACTTACCATCAGGAAATGCATTTGTTTCACTTGCGTATATTCCTTCATCAATGTAAACGGTTGAACCATCTGCTACTTCTGATGCACCCTTAGTTATAGTTTCATAAGCATAATCCCAACTTATGCCACTGTTGTCATCATCACCGTTCTCGGTTGAAACATATGTATCATCTGATTTACGATACCAATATGCCTTACATACAGGGAAATACCCAATTTCATTGTCGTAAGATGTAAACATATACTCGACTTTGAAATACTCAGTGTAACCAGTTTCGACATTTGTATATGTTACGGTTTCGCCTTCATCTAAATATTCAGTATGTACAGTAGATGACCAAGGAGTTCGTATATCAAACTCTGTCTGGTAATTACCTGATTGTGTTGTGAAACCGATGTCAACATATGCATACAGTGTTATGTATACAAATCCAAATCCATCACCGGAGTATGCATCAAATGTTGGTGACTCATAATTATATCCATAATCAGAATGTTCAGTTATTTCGACATATGGCTGTGTATATGAACTTTGGTCACTTGAGAACCAGCCTATATCATTTGGGTCAGTACTTTCATATACAAAATAAAGACCGTTATTTGTATATGTACCATCTAAAAAACGTGATGTTATTTGCGTTATATCGACTGATTGTAAACTGTTATCCAACCCTTGACTTTGGAATTCTAAACCAAATGTACCAGTTGAAACAGACGGTTTATTATTCCATGTTACTGTAGATTCATCCCATGAACTATCTGGTTGGTATATGGTAACTGTACCGATAGTAGAGTTTCTATTAGATGGTTTCATCTTTAATTCGGATTTCACACCAGATGATTCATCAATTGATGTTACAGGATAATAAAGTAATGTTCGTTCTTCATTATCTGTATAATCCTGAACATGGAATCGGTCACCTGAACCATAATTAGTGTCGGGATTTGCTTCATCTATATCAGTATCTTTAGTTATACTAACATTGTAACTCATATGCTACCTCATGTAGATTTCTGGAATACAAATACGCCTGTACTTGATTCAAATGTAACTGAACCAGACGGATTCTTTATTTTGTAGCCACCTGTATCCAAATCAGCAGTCATTGGGTTCTGTACAAGCCCGGAATTGTCATTTACTGTTTGCCATGCCGTTCCATCATAGTGTTCAAGTTCTTTGCCTGCGGCATTATCTGTGACATAAATTAGATCACCTTCCGAAGGTGATGTAGGTTTAGTAGTAGAAGTACAAACAGTGACACCACCGCTACCGCTATTTATAGTATCGTACACATCCTGTAGTGAAGTACCATCCGGAAATTTTATATTACTTTTTGGTATTACTGCCATATTAATTGCTCCTAATAAAACATTTCACATATACATTGGCTTCTATTCTCATTATCCTATCATAAGTATTTTCACCACTAACATATTGTTCTGGTGTAAATACTATATCATACCATTTGCCAGCCTCTCCTACATGAGAAAGTATATTTATTTCATTTTCATCTGTTGTAAATGGAGAACCAGAAACAGATGTAACACTACCATCTTCTCCAGCTTCTATAATTACTCCATGAGTGGTAGAAAAGCCTGTGTCATTATTTATACCAAGTAGTATTGGATGTGTGTGGGAAACATTGGAAGTAGCGTTGGCAACTGATTTAGATATACTAGTATCATTACCAGATACGATTATACCACTATAACTATCTATTGCTCCCATTAGATATATAATATCACTTGCTTGATCAAAATCACTGGAACCTTTAGGTGCCATACTAAAATACGAATTATGGTTATGGTCACCATCGGAAGTTATTTGTTTTGAATACAAACGAAAGGGCTGTCTCTTAAAGGAAAGTAATACTTTATTTATAGCAATAACATCATCAGGTATCCTAAATCGTACGTGCAAGGGCGATGAAGAATCGCAATTTTCGTAAGATTGAATCTGGAAAATATTTGTGGAACCCTGACCGTATGGATTGTTAACATCCATATTCTTTTCCAGAGAAACAATCTTATCTTCAAAGACTCCCTTACTTATATATACAATTTCAAAACTTGCAGTCTCTTCGGAATATGACCAAGATTTGAGAACTCTTTCTGTAGATGAACCATCATAATCCACAATGGTTATTACATCACCCACATCAGCAGATAAATCATCTCCCAGATATTCAAATTTGCCGGATATTCCGGAATCTTCATATTTTTGAATTAATTTATCGGCAAGTCTATCTATGGTATTCTGGTCTGTAATTGACCTATCAATATATCGATTTTCCTGAATCCCGTTAATGTCGATTGATGAGGATGTTTGTGGGATGGACTCCGTGTATTCAGCACTGTACACAAGGATTCCTGATTTATGAGGATAAGGACTTATCTTATCGGAGTTGATACCTCTGGTTACGGTGAGTTCTGTAGGAGAAACCACACTTGCAATTTCGCATTTTTCTCTACCTATCCAAATAGTATCTCCAATACCCAAAAAGGATGTGTCCGATATAGTTAAAGAAGTATCAGTCTCCGTTATGTCGGCACTCAAAGTGGCTCTGTCTGTAACTGCTCCCAATCCTTGTCCACGTAATTGATTGATTCCATCTCCATAACCCAAGACATATAATACATTATACACATCATTGAGATTCTGTTCTTCTTCTTCCCTGTGTGAATCACTACCCATGGTAAAGGTTTGCTGGGAAGTTGCAGAACCTCTGTCTGACATATTAAAATACAGAATACCTGCAGATTCGGAAACCCACCAGTCTTTGCCAGCAATTCTTGCTAGACCGGAAAGGGCACCGAGAATGGAATCATATTCAGCACGGAAAGAAATTGCTGGAAGGTCTGCATCCAGTGTACCTATGGATATTACCCCATCAATAAGTTCAGTGATGATTGTATTCATAGATGTGTTTGTCCATTCCATCCTCCCATCAGTGGATGTTTCGTCATAACTTATACGGGAGAAGAGTTTGACTTCGAAACCTTCACATTTGAGCAGATATACATCACCATCCACACCATATTTATAATCAACGATGATGCCTTTCCACATGTCTCGTGTGCCATTATTGAGAACAACCCAATTACCGTATACAATTTTGCCTTCCTGTGTAGCATCTAAATCATAACATTCAATTTCGGCTTCACTGACCTGATTATTTTCTTTCTTTGCTGAAAATCTATATACTTCACCAAAGGAGGTACCATCTACTGTTAATGTATAACTCATTGTGCCTCCAGCAGAGTTATTGTGTACTCCAGCAAGTTACTGAATTCAGCATGTTCCACAAAGTCTGCACTTTTGATTACTACCTGCCAAGCATTATTTCCATCCACGGTATGAGTTCCATCACCACAGCGATACGGAAAGAGGCATAGTCCGTCGTTTTCGTCATACCAAGTCTTTATAGCGGTCTGCATGGTAGCCAAAAAGTTGTCCGTGGCGTTTTTGGCGTCTTCCGGAGTAGCTCCTGTGCCTCTGTAATAGCCAGTCAGGACAAATACTGTGGTCATAAAACCACGATCATTTACACGTCTGACTTCCTGTCTTTTGTATTCAAAAGGCTCTCTTGTAAATTTTATATCTACTCTTTCTATCTGCAAATTTAAATTTGTGGTTCCTGTTGGGTTCCACAAATCTACTGGAAATGTGCCATTACTCATCTAAGAGAACCTCCTGCGTACTTCTTAATATCTTCTTTCCAATATCTGGACATCTCATCTGCAATCTTTCTTATATCCAAGGATGAAGAAATACTTCCATTTATAGTTACATTGGGCGAAATGGTTATTGATGTGTTGTTGGTATTTCTGGAACTCTGACTTGCAGGAATTACAGTTTCACCCTGATGGAGTTTATATATTCCATCCTGTGTGATTGAACCACCAGTTGCATAAGAATTTGAATAACTGTCTGCATAATCACTAAGATAGTCTGCCACACCACCAGATGCATTTACTATTATGTTACTCATACTAAAAGCATCCGAACCTATTAACCAACTTGGCATATAATCTATGAGATTACCAATAGCATCCTTAACTTTTCCAACAAAATTTTTGATTGGCTGATACATTTTATACCATATGGATTCTGTATCGTTATGCATTTTATCCCAAGTAGTTTTCAGGATACTGTATATAGATTCTGCAATTGATTTTACATTAGAAAAGAATTCTTTAAATTTATCAATCCAATTTTTGACATACCTAACGAATGATTCATCTAAATCAGTATATTTAACTATAAGATATCCAAGGACTGCAATAAGGGCTACTATACCTACTGTAGTCACAGAAATGGCTCCCAAAAATCCCATTATAGCCCCGATACCAGCAGAAATTACTCCACCGGATGCAAGAGAGCCCACGGTAGCCAAGAATATAGATACTGCAACAGCTATTCCGGTAATGACTGGAATTGCAATCATTACTGCACCAGCAAATTTTTTCACTGTTTCGGATTGGCTATCAAACCAATCAGCCATTGCCCATAATTTATCAAGTAATCCTTCAATCTCATCAGACCATGGAATTATTGCTGTATCATAGACATATCCAAGGACTCCACCAAATTCCGAGATATAAGAAGCAAAAAGAGGAGAAAGTTTTGCAAGAGTATAAAAAGAACCGATGACTGCACCAGTCATTTCCTTCCATTTTGCCCTCACGTTCATGAGGATTTCTCCCTGCTTTATCAAACCCTGATTCAGGTCTTTGTTCTTGTCTTCTACCTTATCTGTTTTGGCAGGTGTTCCGGAAGGTGCTCCAGTGGCTTCACCATTTCCGGTATTTATTGGTGGGGGAGCTTCACCACCTGAATCGCTTCCAAATCCAGGAATTTTACTTACGTATTTATTCATCATCCTGAAATACTTTTCGTATTTGGATGTGAGTTTTTCTACAGCATTGGCTTGTTTATTCTTTTCTTGAGCATTCTCACTGGAGTTTTTTAAATCTTCTTTAGAAAGAGAATTCAATTTTTTCAGTTCATCATTCAAATCTTCTAATGACATATTATCCTCCAGTGTTTACATCCTTGAGTTGTTCTGTCTGCTTCTTTATATCCTTATTTTGCTGATATCCAATAGTAGAATAAATATCTATTTCCTTACTGGACATGCGCTCGATTTCATCTACTCTAAAACCCATGGTAATTAAATTATATTGAATAATATAATGGGAGAATTCATTACGTTCTCCCTCCATAGCTTTTAGCAGTTTTTTGACTCTTCCTCGTCAAGTCCGCCCATATCATCTGCATCGGGGATTATTTGCTCTGTGAGGGCATTACCCATTTCATCAGAGAGCCTCATAATATCCATGGCATCGACACGGAAGAGTCCGTCAGTATCCACAAGGATTTTCAGGAGTATTTCTTTATTGTATTTTGCAATATCTATACCCATACCCTTTTTATTGGCAGACATACAATTGGATACAATACGCTGTTTTTCCATCCAGGAAATTTCTTTTACCTGAAATTCATACTCCTTTCCTCTAAAAAAGAAAGGTTTTTTCTTGACACGGGAATCTGCAAAAATCCCATTTTCCATTTTCTGAACATCTTCACTCATATTATCACTTACTTTGTTTTACTTTATTTATGCGAGTGCTACGTATGATGTTGCGTAATCGTTTTCGATTACTGCATAAGCATTCTTCATGATTATTTCTACAGGTACGACCACTTCATTGGAATCGGGCACGCTGTGTGGTGCTTTGCTAATATAACAGTTATTGGCTCCCCCGTCTAAGGTCTGCATATCAAGGGAAATATCGGAACTGATCTTTAAGGTGTCTCCGGAAGCCCTTTCGAAATACAGGGAGATATCAAAGTTAGTGCCATTGATGAGTTTATCATATATGGTCATATCATCGATTGCGATATCTGCTTTGAGGGAGAATTGCCTTCCGCCTTCCAGAAGTTCAGAAACCGAATTTACTGGTGCGGTCTTGAAGTATCTTTTTCCATCAATATTATTGGAAAGTGTCATTTCGAAGGATTGTAATCTACCAATTTCTGTTGACCAGAAGGTTATGGTGGACTGATAGAACCAGTATGGCTCGTCGTCAAGGGCAGTCACGTCCGGAGCATCGGAAGCATTGTCTTGGGTGACGTTCTGTCCCTGTACCGTAACCGAAGCTTTGAGCTCTCCGGAAGATTCGGCAGCAAGACTTAATTGATCAACTTTGAGTCCGGAATAAATCCGGTTATAATCATTACCGACTCCGGATGTAAGTCTGGAGACTACTGCTCCGAAACTTGGGAGTTCGTCCGCAGGTTTGATTGTGTGGGTATATGGATCAGCTGAACCTGACACAGAATCGGAACCAAATGCCAGTGCAATCATACGGGCATCCTGAATGGTGAATGGAATATTGCCGGATAGAGAAAATGGACCTTGAACCAAAGTCTCAATGTTCCTACTAGAGGCTACACCTATCTGTTTGAAATCCTTCCATTCGATTTCGGGGTCTGGAGGTTCATATCCTTTGAGGAGTCCAACCGGATAAGCTCCATCGGCAACTCCCCATGCTGTAGTTCCGGTTTTATAACCGAATGCATTTTCACATGGTGTTAGAGCAAGTCTATATTGCTCACTTCTGAATATACTCACTTTTAGTCTCCTATTAGTTTTTTACGTGCAACAAGTTTTATTTCAACAACATACCGCCATAATCCCACAGCCTTATTAGTGAGATTCATACGGTCAGTACCCTCAAGTTTATGCCATCCCGTGCCTGTCACATCCCTCCTCAAGGTAAGTAAGAGTCTGTCAAGTTCAGTATAAATTTGGTTTACATGATCCACACCATTCACTGTACGAATGTCTGCAGATACGGAACCTGCCCAATCTCTGGAATCCCACTGAACATCGCCTCTGGAAATGTGAAGTCCGGAACTCTCATAGAGCAGGATATATCCAGCACTACTTTTTACATTAATACGTTTGACTTCTTCAACCCTCTTGATTATGGGCTTTGGACAATTTTCTATATTCCAGTTGGTATTCAAAAAATCCAGAATGACTCCTACAATATCTATATCTGGTGAAGTCATTTAATCACCACGATTTAATTTCAACATGCCTATCCATTATTTTGTATGCCCTTTCTTCCCACATCTTGGCTTTATTTACAGGTGGGATGTTGGAAGTACCTTCGGGCAAGAGGACAGAATAGTCGTCCTGCTGTATCATATAACTTGCTGTAAGCAATGTGCAGGCTCTTTTGATATCTTTAGGCACGGAGTCCAGACCGTAGTCGTATGTCACTCGTATAGAATGTCGCATTCTCCACGGGTATCTGTTAGCAAAGTGGATAATTCCTCTGTCGTAGTCCACCCAATAATCTCCATATCGATCTTCGGTGTAATTCCCGATGAATTCTTCCCAATGAGAACCATCCCAGACTTCGAGCTTGACGAGTTGTTGAATATTGCGGTTCTTGAGGTAAATTCTTGCCCTGTCAGACCAATCTCCAAATCTTTCTCTCTGTGCAACAAATCCATGAAAGTTGTAATGTTCATTTTCCTTCCTCACAGTTCTCCATGCGTGGTGGGTGTAGAAATCAATCTCATCTTCGCTTTCTTCAATAAATTCTTCTACTGTACTGGTATCCGGAACAGTATCTACACCCACATCTATTCCTATAAATTTTGCTACATCCTGTGCCGTACAATAATCAGCCATTTTATTTCTCCGTCGCAGCGTCGATTATGGCAAAACCCTCTTCCTTGGTAATCACACCATCCCTGATAGATTCCTGGATTTCATCAATAATCTTTACCCTTGTAGATTTGGACTTTTCAGACCACCAATTATATGCGTGCTTACCAAAGGCTACTGCCCATCCACTTATAGCAACAGTTACCATTACAACGGTGTTTACATCAAAATTTATCATTTGAATATCCTCTTTAGAATTCCTTTGTTCTCTTCATGTGTCTGGAGATGTCCCTCTCTCCATTTTATATTTTCCCTTTCCATATCCTTGATGAGGGTTTTTATTTCCTGTAGTTCTTCTACCACTCTGGCGTAATCCCCATCAATCCGCTTTTCAAGAATTTTTTTCTCTTCTGCGGATTGTTCTTTTGCTTTCTTTATTTGATTACCAAGGAAAAGGACTCTTTCATCGGTTTTGGAATTATTGGTCTCCAGTTTGGAAGTCTTTTCTCTCATTTTCTTTACAAAATTCTCCATTTCTTCGTACATTTCATCCATCCTTTTATTAAAATTCTGGAGTTCACCTAGATGATTTCTGGTTTGATTGACGATCTCCTTTCTTATTTTATCGTTCTTTTCAAATTGACGTATCTTGTCGTCAAGTTT